ATGAGTTCTCCGGCGATTACCATTCTGGCGGACGAGTGCGCGCGGTTTCTCAGGGCGTATAAGGCAGAGAACTACGTCCATTTTGACATGATGCCGCGTCCCGATCATGGAATGAAACCGATCCGCGTTACCGTTCAATGGGCGAATGGCATGTCGCCTGCTGAAAAGGCCGATCTGTGTCGGCGCGGCATGATGCAATGGCGCGCGATCGCTCGCAAGTGGCACTATCGCGCGAGCGATTGCCAGGCGGGGCTGGAGATGTTCGCCAGAGACGCCATGCGGAACAAAAGCGACCTGGAGCTGGCGCTTGACCATGCGTTCGATCTCAACACTGAGCTTCATGAACACATCGGGGAACTTATAGAGGTGTTCACACCGTTGACGGATAGCGAGACGGAGATGGCAGTAGAGGCGTTGCGTGCAGTGGTACGCAATGGCAGCGACCGGCTGCACGCGGCCTGGGCGCGTCGTTTGGCGCGTAGTGCGCGCGAACAGCTCTCAGGTGATGATAAAGAAAATGGCGTAAGCGGTGAAAGTTCGTCCCCAAAAGACGGGGACTTCGTCTGATTGATTAGCGTGAGCCGCGCCGTGTGCTTAGGGCGCCGGCGCGGCTCGTGGACAAGCCGGTACGGTCGGCTTGACCGGTGAAAGTTTACCCCAAAAGACGGGTATTTCATACCACAGGTCAGGCCGTCACCGGAAGGTAGGATGTTTGGAGGTGACGGAATGGATCAACGAGACGTGCTGTTGAACAAGTGGGCCAATGGCCTCATTGACGCGGCGAGAGGCGCGCTCACCGGCGACCCGGCGCGGCCCATCCATATTCGAGCTGTCGAGACCATCGCCGGGCCGCGCGCGGGGGCGCTTGAGGTCGATGCAGGCTTCGACGCCGAGAGATTGCTGAAAGTGAGCATCATCCTTCTGTCGCAGCTCATCCCGTGGAACTTCCAAGGTAAGCCGGCCGCTTACCAATCGAGCCGATACATTCGCATCGAGGCCGGCTGGCCGGATGGCATCGCCGAGAAAGACATCAAGCTCAGCGACCTGGGCGTGCACCCGAACCGGTCGGGCGCGTGCGTCCTGGGCAAGAACGAGCACGGCGCGGCGGTGACCTTCACGCTATCGGACAATGCGCCGCATGTGCTCGTTTCCGGCACGTCCGGATCTGGGAAGACCGTAGCGGTGCGCTCCGTAACCGCGCAGTGGGCGTCAAACGGAGATCACCTGGTGCTCATCGACGGCAAGTTCGGCGAAGGGTTGAAGCATCTTAACCTCTTGCCCGGCGTTCAAGGCCCTTTGGCGCGCGATGTCGAGTCCGCGCGGCGCGCGTTGGCGTGGGCTTACAGCGAAATGGTGCGGCGCTATCAGCTGAGCGACGTGGAGAAGGAGACCCGGCTGATCGTCGTCATCGACGAGATTCAGGAGCTCGTTGGCGATCCGGCAATCGCCGAAATGGTCCGCCGGCTCGTGGTGCAGGGTCGCTCCGCCAAGGTGCACGTCGTGCTCTCCACTCAGAAACCCGTGCGCGCCTCGCTGGGTGATCCGACGATCAAGGCAAATTTGATGGCGCGTATCGCGCTGCTGGTCGACAGTCCCAAGTCGAGCGAGGTAGCTCTGGGGCAATCGTCGCCGCGCGCGGACTGGTTACTGGGCGCCGGGGACGCCTATGCGCTCGTGCCCGGCAAAGTACAGCGCGTTCAAATCTCCTATATGCCGAGAACGGAAATCGACCGCTTGCTAGTCGCCACTCCCAGGCTGCCCGATTGGCCCGAATTCAACGCCGAGATCCTGGGTCAGTCTGTGTCGGACGGGATTTACTTTTCCGGTGAGGAGTTGGCCGTCAGCTTGTTAAACGCGCTCCGGGGGCGTAACGGCGGCAATGGCGGTCGCGATGCGCTGGAGTCCGACTTGCGGCAGGATGGCCTGATCCAAAACCGCGCCAGCGCAGATCGCTTGCGCAAGCTGCTCAAGGTTGGGCGCGACCAGCTCCATGCTCTGGAAGATCGGAAGGCGTCCGTCTGTCTGTCTGTTGACAACACACACACGAAAATCGAAAAAAAGGCCGGAAATCAGGCAAAGGGTGTGTATGGCGCCAACAGACAGACAGCCCGATCGTCGGCCAGGCGAGCGATCGTAGCCGGGAAAACAGAGGAGGTCGACCGTGAAGCGTAGCGAATTGAAAAACGCGGCCCTCATCGCCGTGTGCATCCTGCTTGTTTTGCTCATCTGGTTCGGTTTCTGGTATGGCCTGCTGGGAGCGGCCGACCCTGTGGCTCTGCGCTGGATGACCACGCTGATGATCGGCCTCTCGCCATTTTTGCTCTGGCTATCCTATCGCATGGGCGTCAACCGCGCGACTGATCATGTGGCCGGCATGCGTGAAGGTATCAATGAGGTGGTGAAGGTCGCTAATCAGGTTGCCGACATCAAAGGCCAGACCGCGCAGGCGATTCGACCGGGGCCACGCGCCCATCTCATACCTGGCCGTGCCCCGGACGCGCCGGCGGCGCGCTTCGATAATTTGATTCCTAGCCCCGCCGAGCGCGCGGTCATCGTGAAGCGGCAACCGGATGGCGACGGCTCAGTCGTGGAGATGTAGGCGCTGGGTTATCCGACGAAGTTTCAGCAGATAAGACAGAGACAACGCGAAGCGGTGGAAATGTGAGGAGAGAGACGTATGTGGTGCGACACCTTTGACATGGATTTACCCAAGATTATCCCGGATGCGATGCAGGCGATCGCACCGGTGAGAAACATCGTGTTGTACACGCACGGCGGTGCGCGGGACGGCGTGATCAACCATCCGGCCGTATGGAGTACCTACTCTGGCTCGGTCGCGTTCTTCGGTTTTCACCCAGAAACTATAAAGGACGAGTCGTATTACACCAACGATCCCGTCGTGCGTTGCTCCTTCGAGGAAGCCGTGCGTGATGCCTGGCCTCACACTTACATCATCGCGCTGAACTGGTTCAAGGTTGGCCGGGGCTGGCGGCAGTCGCTCGTCTGGGACAGTTTCCGCCTCAAAGATCACTTCGACATACTCATGTACGACCTGCGCCGTTGGCGCACCTCCCCAATTGAAGTCATCGAGCAGTCCAAGCGCTATGTGGTCAAGTCGCTCGAATATGCCACGCAGCAACTGCAGCTAATCTGCCGGCAGTTGCCGGTTGGCCTGGAGACAGAGCCATGAATGACCGCTATAGCATTACTGAGTCACACGGCCCAGACGGGCGACCGGTATTTTACGTGAAGCTTGCCACCGAACCCGAGCCGGTCGTCGTCGCGCTGTGTAACACAATCGAGTTCGCACGTCTGGTACACGACGCGCTGGAGTTCTATGCAGAACTGCACCATAAGGACGAGCGCATTGCAGAGTTGGAGCGCGAGCTAAACAATGTGCGCTACGCGGCGCACATGCCGGCCGATTACGAATATGGCCTGCCTTCGTGGATCAACCAGCGCCTATATGCTGCTTACCTGATCACGCTCGATAACCCGCCGCGCACTGAGGACATCGAGCGAATCATTGCCTTGGAGCGCGAGAATAAACAGCTTAAGGCGCAGTTGGAGCAGGCGCGTGCGGCGCCTGCTCCAAGGCTCGGCACGAATTAGGGGAGGTGAAGTGATTCTCTCATTCGCCTGGACAACGCCTCAGTATCAGTCGGGCAAAAAGAAGTGTACAAGGCGCATGTGGTCAGATGACTACCTGGCGCTCTGGCAAAAAGCATGGGATGAAGGCCGGCTCGTTCACGACGCCTACGATCGTTTGCCACGCATTGGCGGCCAGCGCATCGGTAAGTTTCGCTTGACCTGCCGACCATATCGCGAGCGGCTCGCCGACATGCCCGAGGAAGATATCGGGCTCGAAGGCGGTCTGTGGGCGAGCAAGGAAGAGTTCATTGAGTTGTTCGGCGGGCCGGAGCTGATGCCGGCGGTCATCCGGTTCGAACAGACGGAATAGTCCCCATTCGTTGGTGGGATTACGGAAGGCTGAAATGGCGCAAAGGCAGAAAACACGCACTCCTCGACCTCGTTCTAGAAGTCCGCGTAGCGCGTCCTTTACCCGTCCGCACGCGTCCGATACCCTGTACAGGCAGCTGCAGGCGTTAACCGGCCCAAAAGCCATCCGCGAGTGGTTAAGCCTATCACTTGCCGAGGTCGCCGAAGAGCTAAACCGGATCGTCTTCGGTGACGCAAAGGCCGGCCACTTCAACAAGCAAAAGGTCGATCGTATGGAGCGCGCCGGTCGTGTGCCTCGCCGGGTACGCCAGGCTTATGGCTTGATGATTGCCAACGAACTGCACAATATGACCGATCGCGTGATCGGGATCGCCATCAAAGCTAATTCGCCATGGCGCATCACCGCATGGCTGAAGTGCTCATGTGAAGAGTGGTTCGTCATGGAGCGCAGCAATCAAAAGCACTGCCCGAAGTGCCTTGTCAAAAAGTGAAGAAGTTTCACCGAATTCAACGAATTAAACTCAATCGCCGGGTGCGCTTCGTGTTGCCACTCCCGGCTCTTGCCGACTTGCTGTATGAATTCGACGAGAGCGCCGGCCGGCCAATGGTGGAGGAGAGACGATGATCGTCGGATGCGGCCTCGCCATCGTGATTGGCTTTCTCTTGCTTGCCGCCGGCGTATTTCAGAGCCAAGACTCGTTGGGCTATGTCATGGCGGCCGGGATGCTCATGTTGGTGCTGTCCACGTCGGCGCATCTACACGTGATGCGCCGACGCGATCCCAGCCTAGCCGAGACGCCAGAAGCGAAAGCGTCCCGGGCCGGACAGGAAGGCAGCGCAACGATATTGATCGTCGTCTTCGGCATACTCGCTGCGTCCTATATCAGTGTCCAATTGGGCAATGGGCCCGGGACGTTCGTGGAGTTATACCCTTTTGGGGCGGCGCTGTTGCTGGCGATTGGGGTCTTTGATTGGCTGAGAAAATTGGGCCGGAAGCCCAAGCGCCAATCAACGATGCTCGAATCGGCCGCGAAATTATCGGCTGAAATCGATATGCTTCCAGTGAAGCAAACATCTAAAGTTGTCAACGCATTGTTTATAATCATCGCCCTCGCGGCTGCGGCCGCGATGATCAGCCAGCTGAATCAATAACCAAGCAGTTCACGCACAAGCAAGGAGGAACCATGCGCACACTTCTTATCACTGGATTAGCCGGTGTCTCGCTCTTGTTGCTCGGCGCTACGCCGGGCATCTCGATGGGGGTGTTTCAGTCGCCCGTTGATCCAACCGCCACGCTCGAACCTCCACCACACAGGCCTACGCCGACGGGTATTGTGCCCGATCCGGATGGCAGTGGCATTGCAACCATTACCCCGTTACTGCCTTCTGCTTCAAAGACGGCCGCGCCGCCACCTGCAACGGCGACCCTGACGCCGCCCCCGTCGCCACTCGAACCGCCGGTCGCCACATCGACGATTAAGCCCACCCTATCTGCGAAATGGTTAACCATGGAGCAATTACTCCAGATCATCCAGCGCATTCTGTCTGCGCTGACATTGTTCTCACCAGGGAAATGACAACGAACCTCGCCACCGATCTACCTGACTGGTCGACGACCATCGACACGGCACGCACGGCGCTGGCTGCGCTAGACAAGGCCCGCGCCGAGATCGCCCGGCTGGGCGACGCCGCGACGGCCGAGGTCACCAAATACCTGCGCGGCAGCGGTATCGACCTTGACCTCAATGCGATCAGAGCCACGCTCACCCACCCGTATACCATCCTGCCCATCGACCAACACGAGGCTTGGCTCATCCACTGGCGTGGCGTGAGAATGCCCATCCTGGGCTGGGTGGTGAAACAGGAAGATGCGTTCATCGTCTCTCGCGTCTCGCGCTCGATGGATTTGCTCACCCCAATCCCCCAGTGGATGAAGGAGGAAATGGGATGGGAACCGCCCGAGCACAAGGCGATCATCTCCGGCGATCGCACGACCATCGCCGTGACCGAAGGTGATGAGGGTACGTTCAAGCATCGCTACGGCGCGTTCCTCGGCAGGAAAGCGAACGGCGGTTACCAGATCAAGGGCGGCGGCGCCTGGATCAAGCTCGTCGCCGCCCTTATCCGCGACGGCATTCTGCCGTACCTGCCGCAGCCGGTTGCCGAGCTAGATTGGAATCCGAAGGCGAAGTCGCCGATTCACCTCCGTGATTACCAGCACATTTATATCGACGAGTTCCTGGCCAAAGGCGCGGTATTCTGGAATCTCCCGCCAGGCGGCGGCAAGACGTATGCCGCAATTTACGCGATCAACCATTTCGCCGGCGGCGACATAGCGTTGTTCGCGCCATCGCTGGTCATCTGCGAGCAATGGCGCGAGCGATTAAATCAGTTCGCGTCCGGCGCGCCGGTGAGCATCTTCACCTACACTTCGGGGAAGAAGGCCCTCGATCGCGAGTGGGGCTTGGTCATCTTCGACGAGGTGCAGACGCTCCCGGCCAACGAGTTCTCCAAGCTCGCGTTCCTCAAAACGAAATACCGGATCGGGATGTCCGGATCGGCCTGGCGCGAGGATGGCCGGCAGTACATGATCGCCGCGTTGAGCGGGTTCCCGTGTGTCGTGCGCTGGGCTGAACTGATCGGCGCCGGTGTGTTGAAGAAGCCGCGCATCATCGTCGCGATCGTCAAAGACGATGCGTCCAAGCTTCGGTACGTTCAATCTCTGATCGCCAGACATCGCAGCGGGCATGCACTGGTATTTTGCGATTACATCCAGCAAGGCCAGGCGCTCGCCAACGTCCTAGATGTTCCCTTCATCCACGGCGGGACGAAGGGTAAGTACAAGCGCATCCAGGAAACGCCGATCTGCGTGGTCAGTCGCGTCGCCGACCGCGGCCTGGACTTGCCGGATCTGCGGCTCGTCGTCGAGGTAGCCTTCCTGGGCAAATCCCGCGAACAGGAAGCGCAGCGGGTAGGGCGGTTGCTGCATGCCCAGGAAAGCGGTGAGCATTACCTGGTCTTCACCCAGGCGGAGTATAGCCGTTACAAGCAGCGCATCTACGGCGTTGAGGCTGAAACGGCAGGCGAAATCGATATCGAGTATCGAACGATCGATGGGGCGAAGGCAGAGAGGGAGGCGCCATCGGGTGGGCGGACTCCGCGCACAACGAAGGCCGCTCGACGCGCGCGGATCCAAGTGCCGGAACGCCCGGCGGCTGCACGGGCGCTAAAGAACGACGCGGCTCAATCTGACGAACTTTCTGCAATTATTTCGCTGCCAGCCGTCGCTGCCAAGCTCGCCAAGGCCGAGCAGATTGCCAATTACCCTGCCTACGTGCGGCGCGTCTTACGTCTCTGCTATTCCGCCGCTTTCACACCGGAGGAGATGGCCGAAGGCTTGGGCCTGACAGGCAATCGCACCGTGAGCCGTCTCGCGTCCGCATGCCGTGCTCTGGTGCAAGTAGACCTGTTTACGGATGCGCAGGGCCGGTACACGGTGAGGCGAGACGAGATCAACCGCCTTCAGGCGCTGGCGCAAGCGGTGAGATAAGGAGCCAAATGCGAATCACTACTTTGTGTGACGTCCGTAGTGCAGGGCCCCCGAAATGGCCTCTGCGAGCAGGTAGTGTGTCTGAAGCATTTACTATCGAGGGCGATAAAATTTGGGTGCATTTCACAGATGGAATACAACTTCTCCTCGACGATGTACTCGCCACGCCGGAGACGTTCCATGTGGAATTGCAAAGATCTTACCTGCGCGAACGAGCCTGAAAATTAGAAAGGGTTAGAGCACGTCGGTGACCTGGGACACGTCAACGAGCTGCTGCAGGAAGTCCTGGCCGTGCCGCTGCGCCGTGTTCCATAAGTATCGCCGTCTTGCTTCCTCACCCGGTGAGGCATATAATCTCCGAAAGCCGAAATTCGGAGGCCATCTATGTCCAACCCCACTCTCACCCTCGACCGCTTCATCGAAGCCACGCCCGGCGTGTTGGGTGGCAAGCCCCGCATCGCCGGACACCGCATCAGCGTGCAGGACGTTGCCATCTGGCACGAGCGCATGGGCCTCAGCGCCGACCAGATCGCGTCGAAGTATGACCTTTCCCTGGCGGAAGTGTACGCGGCGCTGGCCTACTACTTCGACCATCGCGAAGAGATAGACCAATCCATCCGCGACGGCGAAACCCTGGCCGAAACCATGCGGGCTGCAACGCCCTCGCTCGTCCAGCAGAAGCTGCATGGCCGCTAAAATCAAATTTCTCATGGACGAGCATGTCGATGTGGACGTCACGCGTGCGCTGCGCGGGCGGGGTGTAGACGTGCTAACCGTGCAAGACGTCGGGCTGACTCACACCGACGACGACCGCATCATCACCCTGGCGCTTGAGCAAGGGCGCGTCGTCTTCACGCAAGACGCCGACTTTCTTCGCTGGCATCAACGCGCCACTCCTCATGCGGGCATCGCTTACGTGCATCGCCAAACCCCTATCGGCAGAATTGTGCGCGGCCTGCTGCTCATCTACGATGTCCTGACCGACGAGGACATACGCGGTCAGATCGAGTTTCTATAGCGCGCCTCCATCCGCTCTCTTGTCCTCGCACGGCTCTGGCGGCAACAGCGTCAGCTGCCGGTGCCGGTCGTGCAGTTCCTCGTCGAGATAAATGGCATAGAACATCGCGGTCGTCGTGATGCTCTTGTGCCCCAGATACTGTTGCACCTCTTTCAAATTCGCGCCGCGCTTCAAGGCGTTGCGCGCCCAGGCGTGCCGGATGGAATGCGGGTTATAGCGCCCTTGCACGCCGGCGCGCTTTGCAAGCCGCGCGATAAGCAGATAGACCCCCGACGTCGTCAAGGGTCCCTTGGGACCCAGAAATACCCGGCCGTCAATGAGGACCCCACGCTGTGTCAGCCGATCCATTTGGTGACGCCGCTCGTCATCCAGATACTGCCGCAACGCACGCGCCGTTCGATCTTCGAACGTCACCTCCCGTTCGTCACCGCCTTTCTCGCACACGATCGCGCGGTGTTCACGGAGATTTAGATTCGCCAATACCAGCCCCGCCACACCGCCAACACGGCACGCCGTATCGGCCAAAAAACAGATAATCGCATAATCCCGAACGCATTCTTCTCGCGCCGCCGCAAGTATGCGTTCCAAATCTTGGAGTGTCATATCTTTCGGCCTCACGTACGGCAGCTTCGGTCGCTTGATTTTCGCCGCCGGGCTGCGTAAGAGGTAGCCTTCGTCGACCAGCCACGTGAAAAAGCGCTTCCACGCGCGCACGTACTTGTGCAGAGTGGGAATGGAAAGACCGCCTTCCTGAACCGGCCGGAGCGGATGGCCGTCGAAGCGCATTTGCCGATCGCGCAGTTGCGCATAGCACAAGCGCAGATCGTCCGTCGTGACGGCGCCGACCGGCTTGAGAATGTCTCGGAGCGGACGGAGACTCTTTTCGTAATAAGCAACCGTGGCGGGCCGCACTTCCAATGCGACGGCAAACAGGAAGTGATTGATGGCGTCGTTCAACGACAGGTCGGCAAGAACAGCGGGGAGGAGCGTTGGAGTTTGATGGCTGTGTGCGGCCTGTGTTGTTTCAGACTTGGGCAAGTCCATGCTCCTGAGAATATAAGACGATCAGGCGCAAAAGAGTTCGCACGCACGTGCCATCGCAATGGAAGCGTAACAGACTGGTCGCTTTTGATTATATGCGTCGTGTCAAGTCTCACCTCTTGCCAACCACTTCTATCTGTTGTTTGACTGCGCGATTTGATGCTCGGATTATGAGCGGTATAAAGCCGAGCGCCCACTTTGGTGGGCGCTCGAAGCCACGTTTGCCTAAACGCTATCACAGGCCAGCTCAATTGGTCACGTTGACTTGTTCGAGATTGCCGGCGAGCTGCGAAATCAAGTACCGATCCGCCAACAACTGGCGGTCGAGGTTGGAGAGCGTCAGGCTGGCCGAGAGCGTGCCGTCCGCGTTGAACGTCCGGTCGATCGACAGTACGTAGAACAGGTCGTTGACGTTAATCCAGTCCACCGTGACGCCGGAGCGATCGACCACGTAGCCGGTGTACACCATCGGGATGCGGTCGCCGACTCTCACTGAAAACGGCAACCGAAGCACGTTGACCTGGTAGGCGATCTGCTCGACGCTATTCCAGCGCAGCCAGTACAGCGCGCGGTCAAAGAGCAGGCGGCTCGCCTCCCGCCACTGCTCCTCGGGCGGTTCAGGCCGGCCCAACGCATCGATTTCGGGGAAAATCATCACCCGCTCGGAGGGGTCTGCGGCATACGAAGCTGCATCGACCAGGTAGTATTGCGGGTCACCAATCACGTCCACGCCCGCGCCGGGCGGGTCGAATTCTCTTTCTGGATCGCCGGAGTTGACGACAAACATGGTGTTGGCGTCTCCGATTTCACCAACGGCCCAATTGAACTGATAGCCGGCCGTCAGGTCGCTCGCGTTGCCGACGAAGAGTTGCATCGTTGGCGTGCCCTGTTCCCGAAAGCCGGCGGTGCTTTCAACCTTAAGGGTCTGGAAGTCGGAGCCAGAAATTGTTTTCGTCGCGGCGCCGTTCAGCCCGGGCCGCACCTTGATGCGCGCCAGGCGCGTCGTGTCGGCCTGGCTGATCTGGTAGAGGTTGACCTTCGCCCGGTTCGTGTCGCCGTTATCCTCGCCGCGCCCCAGTGGCACGACCAGGTTGACTTTGCTGCTGCTGCTGCGCGTGCGCACCAACTCGCTGACGATAGCAATATTGCTGTCGTCCTGATCGCGCAGGAAATGATCGACGTTGGTCAGCCGCACATCCGGCTGGCTCGCACCGAACGTGCCAAACTCCAATGTGCGCAGCCCCAGGCCGCGCCGGAAGTGCCTGCCGGTCAAGTCGCGCATGCGTTGGATGCCTTCGAGCCGGGTCAGGTTATCCAGGTTGCCGGAATATTGACCAAGGTTGCCGTCCAGCACCGCCCAGCTCCAGCCCGTGCCCGCCAGCAAATCGGGCAGCACATTGTCGTGGATGTCGGCCATCTGATAATTCGCCCAGTAGCCGCACGTAAAGCGCACCAGCTCGTCGAGCAAGTCAAAGCCGGAGATGGTGCGCTGGGCGCTACTAGCGGTCAGGGAATCTTCGCGCACCACGCCGTGAGAGGTCATTCCGTTTGCGAAACGCGCACGGAAACGCCGCCCGTTGGTCAGCAGGCGATGCGCGCGTGTATCCTTCGCTGACACGTTCGCCGAGAGGGTCGCCACTTCGTCCAGCGACTCGGAAACGGTCAGCGAGGCAACCGATGTAATCGGCCCATCGCCGGTGGGCTGCAAATAGGGGTCGAGCGCTTCTAGCACGAATTCCATCGTTACGTGAACGTCTCCCACCAGGTCAGTTTCAATTCGTAATCCACCGCCGTGATACCCAACACGAACGTGTTGTACCCCGGCTGCAACCACATCCAGGCGATGCTGTCCGATTGATTGGCGAGCGTCAGGCTGGTACTGAACCCGCCGAAGGCGTCTACGCCGCCGTTGGTCACTGCGAAGGCAGCCGGGTCAACGACCAGCTCGTCGCCTGCCGCGACGATGCCGGCCCATTGCCACGCGCGCCCGATGTTGACATTCGTCAGGCTAACCGATTCAATCGCATCGCCGGCAGGGAACAACTCCAGCGCCACCTGCGCACCGGTCGATGAACCGGACAGGTTGCCGGTGCGATTGCCGGTCGCGCCGGCCGTTGCGCGATACTCCGTGCATAAAGTCAGCGCTGGCCCACCGTCGTTGAAGTCGAGCCGCTCAATCATGCCACCGGGCGCAGTGTGCGTTACGGCGCTCGCCGCCGCGTGCGCGACTAACAACCAGGAGTGCGCCCGCTGCGTCGTGATGCCCGTCGCGGTATAGGAGGCCGCGCTGCCGTGCGACGCCATCGAGCCGAAATTGGACAGCATCGCTGCGGCGTTCGCCCCGGAGAACGCTGCAATCGCGCCAACCCAATCCACCGCATTTCCGGTGACGGTGTACCAGCTGTAATCGCTCGGCTCGCTCGCCGTCGCGGCGCGCGTGAAAATTTTGAGCAGCACACCACTGGCCGACTGACTGATAGTGTAGCGCAATTCCCAGCCGTCGGGCGCGGCCACGTCCGCACTCGCGTCGGAGATGGCGATCATCGCCACCAGCGCGTCGTTTTCCGAGAGCGTAGGCGCGGCCAGCGTGAACACGTAGTCATCCGAAACGGCGTCGGTGCTGCTGGCATGGAAGCTGATCGAGTTCGACGCGCTGAGCGCTTTCGCCGCCGCGCGCAACAGACCCGGCTGCCGCCCGAAGTATGACAGGCTAAATGTCGGCGGGGGCGGATCGTCGCTGGTGCGCGTGAAGCTGAACTGTCGCTCGCCATACCACAATCCCTCACGCATCGAGAATTCGAGCGTGACGGGCAGGCTGGTGTAGTTCTTGCCGGCAGCTTCCGGCGGCGTCAGCTTGACGCACTTGGCCCACGCCCAGCGCCGAATCAGGTCGTCGCGGTGCAGGGCCCATAGCTTGTCTTCGCCATGGTCAATCGTCGCGGCCTTGAGGTCGTCGAGCGCGAAGCCGATCGCCTCGTAAGAGTCCGCGCTCAAATTGAACTTGACCGACACGGTGCTCGACGCGATCGGATAGTTTCTCGGGCCGTAGGCGTCAAATGCGCCGCCCGCGCCTCCGACCTGCTGCAACACAGGTGGTCGCGCGACGACGATCTCGTGCTCCATTTTGACGCGCTTGCCGAACCGATAGGCGGTTATCCAGGTTGGCCCGAAGCCTGCGAGGATCATGGGTTTCGCCTCAGCGGTTCACCGGGAGCGTGCCCTGCGCGCGCAGCGTTTGTAGGAAGGCCTGGCCCAGCTCTTGCCCAGCCTGGCGCGGCGTGTATTCAGGCGATAGGTTGCCGTAGAAGTTAATCATCACGCCGCCCTGGCCTGCGCCGAGCGCCTGGCGCAAGATGCCGACCAGGTCGTCGAGCGGAGAGACGACCTCCGGCGAGGAGGGGTTGTCGCCGACGGCGGCCAGAATCGGCGCATTGACGATGCCGCCTTGCGCCAGCGAAGTGACGCGCGGAATGTATTGAATCTGGCCGGTCAGTTGGCCCAACGTGTCGTTGAATCCCTTGATGAGTCCGTTGATAAAATCGATCACCCCGTTGATGGCGGTCACCAGGAATGACTTCACGCCATTCCACACACCTTCGACGATGCCGCGCAACGCTTCCCACGGCTTGCGCAACGCGTCGCCCAGGATATTGAGCAGCCCCCCGATGACCCCGACAGCCTTCTCGATAATACCCTTGATACCGTTCCACACACCCTCGACGACGCCCTTGATCGTGTTCCACGCCCCAGACCAGTCGCCGGACAGCACTTGCAGCACTGCACGGATGACGCCGCCGATGGTGTTGATCGCCGTCTCGATGAAGACTCGCACGCCGCCGAAGATGTTTTCGACGACGGTCTTGATCTCGTCGAAGTGGGTGCGAATAAACTCCGCAATGTTGGCGACCGCTGGACCGATGAATTCAACGATGCCCTGAACCGCCGACACCACGGTCGGCAATACGGCATTGACCAGCTCGCTGAATTTGTCGATGATGAACTGGAGAACCGGCTGGACGGCCTGCCATAGACTGTTGAACGCCGCCTGGATTTCACCCCAGTGTTGCTGGAACGACGCGGCGATCTGCTCCGCCGCGTTGAAGAGCGGATCGAAGACGTTCGTCTTGAGCCAGCCCCAGACCGCGCCGACGATCTGTTGCAACGTCTGCCAGGCCTGGCCTACGCCGGATAACAAAGCCTGGCCCAGCGTCAGCAGGCCGGGAATCAATTGGTTCTCAATGAAGTCGGCGACGGGCTGGATCGTCTGACCCAACTGGAAGGCTGCCTCGTCGGAAAGCCCGAACGACTTGGCCAGGCTGACCACGACGCCGCGCACGGAATCGATCGGCCGGCTGCCGTCCTCGAATTCCGTGAACAGGTCGCCCACGGCATTCAGCAGGCGACCCGCAAACCCCAGCCCGACGCTGAGCGCCTTCTGCAATCCATTGCCGATCAGATCGATGAACTTCTGGACACGCGGCGAGTCCATTACCTTGACGATGCGCTCCAGAATCGGCGCGAGCGCATCGCCGGCCTTTTTGGCCAGCGCATTTTTGACGGCATCCAGGCGCGATTGCAGTCGGCCCAGCTGGCGCGCGAAGGCGGGGCTGGTCGCCTTCATCGACTCGAACGCGGAACTGAAGACCTGCGCGATGCGCCGCACGCCATTGAGCGCGTGGCCGATCGAGCCGAGGCCGCCGAGCACGCCCTTGACGCCGCCGACCAGCTTGCTCATCCCGGCGCGCGCCGCGTTAAACGGGGCGGCTCCCAGCGAGCCGATCCGTTTGAGCGCGTTGAACATGCTGTTCAACGCGCTCGAGCCGGCTTTGATGCCGCCCGTGTTGGCTTTACTGGTGAGTTCGTAAACGTCAGAAATGCGCGCCATTAGATCGCCACGTTACCCCGCTCGGCTTCCACTTTGCGCCGACGCCGCCGGGCCTGTGCTATCTCTTCGTCGACAGTCAACATCTCCAACAGTTTAGGCTCGGGCACAGGCTCGCCGTATCCCAGATCGCGCCAGGTCGCCAACCCCGCCGTGAGCAGGCGCCATTCGTTCAAGGCAATCAACGCGTCGGCCTCCATCCGTACCTGAGCCGGAGATTTCAGATCGTTCGGTTCCGGCGGCGTCTCGTAGATGACGATTTTCTCGATAACATCATGCAAGACGGTCAGGTAATCTGGCTCTCCGGCTCCGCCGATTCCGGCGAGGCCGGTGATTTTGGGCGCAACGCCTCGATCTCCGCCTGCTGCTCGCGTTCCAGCGCCTCGATCTCCTCGATGAGCAGCGCCACGTGCGCGTCGGGGATGTCTTTGACTTGCTGCCGCGTCATGCCCTGTAGCCGGCCTTCCAGCCGTAGCGTGTTCATTTTGACGTTGTCGATGCGCATCTCGACTTCGCTCAAGTCTTCGATAGTTTTCATCGACTGCAAGGCCCTACCGTCGATCATGACCCTGATGACCGAATCGTTGATGCGCTGCTGTTCCTGCCAACCCAGCCGCTTGAGAAGCCGGTAGGTACAGCCGCCGATTTCGACGTTCTTCAGGCCATTCGTTGCGATGCTCATAGCGATGCCTCCGCGCTGCGAATCCATACGTTGATGTCGCGGGCGGTGATGGGGTCCTGCTGCGCCCGCGCCGTGAGCGATACCGTCTTACGCGCCTTGTCGCCGCCGATGTTCGGCAGTTTCATCGGGTCGAAAAACAGCGACGGGACGACCACGTGGCCCTCATAATTGAAGCCCGCCTCGATCTCGTCCGAGTGGCGCAGGTCGATGTCCAGCGCCATCGCCTCGCCGGCGTGCGCCGCGTCGTAGAGGTCGGTTGCATAATCCGACCAGGACACGTCCAGCGTGATCTGGATATTGCGCGCGCCCCAGACCAGCTCCAGGATGGTCGGGTCGCGCATCAGGCTGAAGGCGTCGGTGTCCAGATTGTGATTGATGACTACCTGGATGTTGTGCACCTTCGTTACGACGTCGCCGTCGGCGATGGCGATCTTGTTCGTCGCCAGGTCGAGCGACGGCGTGCCGCCGATGGTGATCTGCGCGTCGTAGAAATATAGCGGCCGACGCACGGCGGGGTAGGTGGGCGACGCAATGACCGCATCGCTGGCCGTGCCCAGGCTATCCCACAATTGCTCAGCCCGCACGATGTCCTTGGCCGGCGCGTCGAAGATCAACTTGGCCGCCTCTTTGGCGGCGAATGATAGCGTCACCTGGTTGGGAATCGCGCTCAGGATGTTGCGCGCCAGCGTGCTGGTGTAAATTTTCTGAACGCTGAGTCCCAACGGGTTCTGCTCATCGTCGTACAGGAAGCCGTGGTCGCGCGCATCGGTTGCGCCGGCAGGCGTCGTGGTCTGAAAGTCGCGCATGAACTGCCCGAACAGCGTGGCGATGTTCGCCACCCACCAGCGCGTGGTGAAGCCACCGGTGACAGGTTTGGCGCCCAATACGTGCAGATACGGCGCCCGCCCGCTACCCGTCGTTGGCTGTTCATCTACCGCCCGCTCGGAATCCCAATTCGCGTCGTCGACGGCGATGGCGCGGGTGGGAGTAACCCACGAGCCGAATTCGGTTTCAGCAGAATAAACCAGGTGCTCCATTTAACGCTCCTTTCTGCCGCGTGCCTTGGGCTTGGGCTTGCGAGGCGATTCCGATCTGGCGGGACGCAACGATTCCAGGTAGGCTGCATAGTCCTCGGCCGTCGCCCCGGAAAATTGATCAGGATACGTCGCCAGATAATCCGCTGCGGCCTCTGCCGGCATCTCGAAAACGCCGCCGGCTGGGCGGCTGCCATGACGGGGGAGATAGACCCCGGCGGGGTCGGTGACTTTCAGATAGGCCAATTGCACTGCCATCGTGCCTCCTAAGGTGACGGATTGGCCGGCGCGCGCTCGGCCTGTACGGAGAACGGGATCACACCGACGTTCTCATACGAGAGGTCGCGCTCGTTCTCGCCCGCGCCGTGCTCGATTGGACTGTCTAACAAGAATTGCGTCACGATCTCTTCCTCTTCGCTGTCGTCATCCATCGCGCGCAATCCGCCCAGCGCCTTGTGCTCCTCACGCTCCAGGATGCGCCGCGCATTGGCGAGCAGGCGAATGACGGTGTTGTACGAGGTCATTGTCAGGCGTTTACTGACCGGCGTTCGCCAGGTGTCCCTGGCCTGCTTGTCGCGCGCCGTGATGCTGATCACGCCGTTGTATGTCGGCTGCCGGTAGCCGCCAGTCAGTTCGTCGTCTAGTTCCTCTTCGAGGATGTAGACCTCGATCAATGGGTAGAAATCATCGGGAACCTGCACGGCCGGCGGCAATTGCCCGCGCACGAACAGCTTGACGTCGGCCATCAGTGGATCGCCGGCCAGCGTGTCGATGAGGTAGTCGTGCATCAGGACAATCAGCGGTTCAGTCATTTCGCCTCACCCAATCTTCGAGGCGAATCCCCAGACGGTCGTCTATCTCTTCTTTGCGCTCAACCTCAATGGATTGTCCCAGAGAGGTTTCTACCCATCGGATCGCGTTCTCGGCAACCCATTGCACAGAAGGGAGCAACCCCATACGGCTCGAATAGACAAACTGGCCGTAATATTCCAACGCGCGCTTCATGATTTGAAGCACATCGGACACACGAGGCTCGATCACAGGCCCGCTCCGCTCAATCTGGTCTGCGCCCGGCGCAGGTGCGCCTCGGCCAGCTTGCGCAACTTCGAATAGTCGAACCGGGTCAATTGCAGCACCGGGCGCGTAGGCAGGTTGATCTTGGGAGCGCCGAGTTGATGATAGACCCAATACGGCGCGCCTCCCGGGCGCTTGACCGTGTTCACGATGCGCAGCGTGCGCTTGGTTGCCTGATACTTGAAGCCGGCGCGCATCGCTCCAGTCGCCACCAGGATCGGCTTGCGCCCATACTTGCGCCGCTTGATGGCCGCGTACCGATCGCTGAGTTTCGCCCAACGCAGCGGCGCGCCTTGCTGCTTGAACCGGCGCGGGATGTTTTGCTTGACCAGGTAATCGCCGTACAGTTTCCATAGCTCTTCGAGGTTCTCGAATCGCTCGATCAGATCGCCGAGGTAATGGGTGAATTGTGTCACGTCGCCGGCCGAGACTTCGACATCCGAGCCGACCAGATGCAGCACCTTCTTCTGGCCTCGCCTCAATTGCGCCCGGCTCAAGAAACGCGCCATCGTCGTCAGTCCTGCCCGGTCAGCCAGAATCCATCGCGCGCCGGGTGGGGCGCAACGTCGAAGGCGATGTCCTCCTCGCCGGAGATATCCTCGCCGGGCAATTTCTGCGTGCCGGCCTTGATGCGCTGCAGGAAGGCGTTATAGGAGTCGCGCCAGTATTTCACCCGCTCCGGCGCTTCCATATCCGAGAAGGCACTAAACCACACCCGCGCGCCCGCGCCGAACTTGTTGTATTGCTCCAGCATGGACAGCGCGGCCTCGGCGGCGACAGGCAGAGCATATCCGGCTGCTTCCAGCACGCCGTCGATCTCGCCGGCGATGTTGGTGATCGCGTCCTCCACCTCATCAATCGGCGGCTGGCTGACCTCATCGAACGTCATGCCCATCAAATTCTGCAATCCTTCTGCGTCGCAGTAGGCCATCTCACTCCTCTCCCAGGATGAGCACGTAAGGCTCAAGATATTGGCCGCCCACCGATGCCTGAGCTTCGAGGCGATATTCGCCCCCGCGCAGCAGGCCATAGATCGTCGGTAGGATGAGGAAGCTGCCGACGATGCGCGCGTCGCCGACGAGGTTCGTGGCGCTAACGTCGACGCTGCCGAGCCACAAGGTGATGTCGCCGAACGTTTGAATGTCACCGAACTTCGAGAAATCCAGGGCGAGGGTGATGCGCTCGTCTTCGCCGATATGCTGAATACCCTCCAGAACTTCACGATGATGGCCTTGTACGCGCAGGACAATGGCGTCGAGTATCTCTGGCGCGGGTGGCTCGGGCGGGGCTGCCTCGACATCGCCGCCGCCGAAATCATCAATGAGCAGCGTTTGGTTGAGATCGCTGATCTTGAAACCGATCTGCCGCGCCTCTGCGCCGCGTGGATCGTTCTCTGTCTTGGACAGGATGAGTTGCCATTCACCGCCAGAAGGCTTGTAGTAGACCAAGACGGTATTGCCCAGCGCCTTCAACCAGACTGCATCACCATTCTGCACCACGACATCGTAAATGACGGGGTCGCTATAAGGTGACTCCAAGTCAATGAAGTACGGGCCGATCTGAGCCGTGTATGAACTCTCGGTCTCTGGATCGTCCGCATCGACGCGCACCATCAGGTATAGACTATCGCCCTCGGATAGGTTGATGCCCTGGATGGTAAGATAAGCTTCCTGATCGCGAGCAAATGGCGTTGCCCACAATGCGAATGATGTACCGCCAACCTCGTCATCACCGGCAGCCGCATCGCCGACGATCTCCGGTGAAAGATATGTACTGGGCACGTCAAAGTTGCTACCAAGCGATTCATTATCGGCGCGGTTAAAATTATCCAGAATCGCGGTGGTAGGCGCAGGCATATCACTGCTCTCCAAACAGCGTGAACCACGGCTCGACGACCTGGCCCGCGATCGTCATCAACACTTCGACGCGATAACGATGTCGATCGGTCGGGTTGATGATAAATGGCAGCACGACGCGCGTGCTGGACGGAAAGGAGAAAACCAAGCCCGAATCGACCAGGCTCGCCGTCACGTCCTCGACTGTGGCGGCGACGGATTTATCTTTGACGACGATCGACAGGTCGGTCGGGTCTGCGCCCAGCGCCGACACGTCGATCTTGTAATAGACCGCCTCATCTTGGCCCTGGTGCACCGGGCTGCCGCGCAGCTCGCGGTGGTCTTTGGTCAGGTAAAGCGTGACGCCGACCGGCTCCCACGTGCCCCCGCCGAACTCCTCGATACGCCCGTTGTCGCCATACATCGCCGCGCCCAGGTAGCCGCCGTCTGCGATGTTGGTGTCGGTCACTTCTGCGACGAGGTTCCACACGCCGTTCGAGAGCACCCAGGCCTGAATCGTGTCGCCGATGGCGCGCCCGAACAGCACGTCGCCGGGCGCGAGCATGCAGTCCTCAACTTCCTCGATGGGGCCGACCAAGCCATCGTGATAGTAGCGAATGCGCAGCACACCATTCACGCTGCCGTCGTTTTGCCACATGACGGTGTAGGCGCTCAGGTTATCCACGTCGCCTGGGTTGCTCATGCGCAAAAACAGCTCGACGTAGCCCAGGCCGGGCACGGGAACGTCTGAGTCAGGCAACTCATCCATGAGCGCCCAGACTTCACAGTCGCGGCTCGTCTGCAAGGCGGTGTACCACGCGCTGCCAATCAGCGCGTTGGCAGTCGCCGCTTGACCGCCGTCGATGACCAGGCCTGAACCGCCACCCTGCTCGGTAATGTCGTTCTGCCAGTTAGCGCCGAGCGCCCCGCTAGGGCGCTCGAAGTCGTCGAGGCGTGGAGTTGTGATCATGAAACAATCCCCATCTGTGGGTGGGATGCGTGCCTACTGCCTTGGGTGTCGAAACGGCGCTGCCTCCTGTTTCGGCGTCCAGATGTATTTGCAGGCCGGGCATTGGAAGCCGGCATACCAGGGCTTGTCCGGCTTTTTCACGGTGACGATCTGGATTGGCTCACCGCTCTGTCCGCAGTTGATGCACGAGCCGGGCAAGTTCAATTTGAGTTGCGCTATCGCATCCTCGACGGCTGACCGTATCTCTTCATCGGTCGGTGATTCGAGAACGGGCGGTAGGCTTTCGGACTTGGCCTCGGCCCCTATCTCGACAACCGGCGGGGCTTGCTCTTCCTCCGCGAAGGGATTAGGACGCTGGTCGGCCGGCAATTCTAAGAGCTCACGCTCTCTTTCACGCCGCGCCTCTTCGTCGGCTGTCGGCGCTTGTGGTTTTCTCGGCATGATTCACCTCGTGGGTGAACGGGCGCAGAGCGGGAACGTTCCGCGCCCGTTCGATTACTGTCGGTTGACGTAGCGTAGCCAAATCGTCGGCGTGTACCATTGCCCTGCCGCGCTGAAGATCAACTTGGCGCGGAAGCAACGACCGAATACCGGAAACTCGCGCCCGATCGAGCCGTCGCCGGTCTGAGCCATTGAATGAACGATGTCCGTGCTGCCCAGCGTATACGTCCAGGCGCTATCGATGGTCGTCGTGACCGGATACAGAGAGCCTTCAGTCTCAGTCACCGCGACCGTGGTTCCCACTTCCGTAGCCGATGCCGTGTCGATCACCGTGCTCGTGGCGGTGAACCATTGCGACGCCTGCGCGCAGGTCTGCGTGGTTGGCGCGAGCGAGAACTGCGGCACCAGCGTGAGAACCTGGGTGCCCGTCGTATCGATCGTCAGCTGCACATCGACCGCGCCATAGTTCGGCACGCTGACGGTGGACGTGATGTAGGTCACTGTGGTGGTGTAGCGCGTCGTTCCGGCAGCCAGCGTGGACAGGGTGTAGCCCGTCACGCCGCCATCTGCACCGGCCGTGCGGACGCTCGCTAGGCTCACACCCGCGAACACACCGAACACCATCGCGCCGGCCAGCAGTAGGCTGAGGAAGAGTCTCGTCTTCATGGTTGGTCTCCTTATAGGATAGGTGAATGACACTTGCGCGCAGGCGCAAGTGCAGGTGTGAATTCTGAACGATGAATGTTGAAGTCGATACAGCGGATGGAATTCAGCATTCTTCATTCAGAATTTCAGTTAGCCTTCTTCCGTGCCGTCGCTCATCCAGGTAAAGCGCCAGCCGCCGACGGCGTTGGTGTGATTGCCGCCGATCACGTGCAGCATCTTGTACGAGCGCGCGTCGGTGTCGAAGTCGCCCTCGATGGCCGCGCCGCCACCCAGCCGGATCTGGTTCGCCAACTTCATGTACAGCTCGGGGCTGTCGTGGCCGTTGAGATAGCCGATCTCGACCGCCCAGCCGTCGCCCGGATCGGCGAACAGATACCACGAAGTCTTGTAGGTGTCCGGATCGCGCATGCGGATGAAGGGGTTATATACGCACTTCATCTTGTTGCGCAGCTCGGCCGGGATGATGCTGGTCATCGGCAGGTTGCCCGCTTCGGCCGCGCCGGTGTAGGTCACGACGAGCGAACTGAGCACCTGGTTAACCTTCATCTCCATCTCGCGCGTGCCGACGACGATATACAGCGGGTCGTTCATGATCGGCGTGCCGGCTTCGTCGTCGCCGGGGAAGTCGCCCATATCGCTGATAGCCGCGGCGAGCGCGGGAGCACTGAAGGTCGCCGTGCCCTTGTTGCTGTATGTCGATCCATTCTCGGCCGTATGGTCAACGGCGTACAGCGTAGTGTTGACGACGAACAACCCGGTGGCGAAATGCGCATCGCGATTGATCGCCTGGCGAGCCAGATCGTCGGGCGTGCTTTGCAGCGCGTCGAGATCATCGTTGACCAGCGCCTCCCAGGCGATATTGCGCACGCGCCCGTACTTTCCGACCGTGAACTGATAGGATTGCTCGCTCACGGAATCGGCTTCATAGTGGCCCTCGATGCCGACCTCATCGGTCATGCCCGCGCCGCTCGTGCAGCGGAAGCGCTTGACCGCGCGGAAATCACGAATGGTACGCGTCACCCGCATGTATTGCTGCCAGTCCGGCGTGACCGCCTTGTATTTCGCCAGCAGCATGCGGTCGATGGTGTCCCCGAACAACAGGGGGAAATCCGACGTGGTGAGCGCCTCGCGCAAGTGCCACATCGGACGGCGGCCATCGAAGACGCTCCCGATGAACTTCGCCGCCTCAGACAATTGTTCGACGTACTTCGGCCCGCGACTGCGCACCAGGGCGCGGATGCCGATGCCGTCCCGCTCCTGGTTGAACAGGTTTTGAATGGATGCCTGCTCGGCGGTAAAACTCTCCAGCAATTCGGTGAATTCGGATCCCATGTCGATTCTCCTTAATTGATGACTGAGGATTTCTGATTGCTGACTGACAAATCAACAATCAGCAATCCCAAATCAACAATTTCTACAATGCCGCCACGCCGACCTTGATGGCGTCGCTCCCGCCGGCGTCGATGGTCTCCAGCGCGTAGCCGTAGCCCTTGCCGTTGGCGCCGTCCTTATTGATCTTGATGTCGGCGGCGGTGTCGTAATACAGTTTGTCGCCGATTGCCACGGCGCTGTCGCCGGCGTTGTTGACGGCCTCGACCGTATGCTTGGCGACGTAGGCGAACGGGAACTTCACGGTCGCCTTGCCATCCCCGTCGCGTGTCGTGAGCGCAACGCCGTGCAGGTCGACGATTTCGACCGGGTCGCCTGCCACGGTTCCGACAGGCACGGCGACTTTCATGTTGACGCTGTGTCCCTCGATCACGATGTTCGTAGCCATGTGGCCTCCCTAGATGTGCATTGCTGTCAGCGCGAGATTCCGGCGCTGTCCGTTACACGGCGCGCCCGCGCGCCGCGACCTTACCCTGCTGCTCGTCGCCGAGCAGCCCGGCGAAGGCTTCTTGCAATTTCGTCTCGGTCTGCTCGGATGCAGGCCCAGCCTCCGGGTCGTTGCTGTTGCCCAACCCGGTGACACGCCCAGCTTCGGTGACCTTTGAGAGGTACGCCTTCTCATCGGCGGCGATCTTCGCAATCGCTGCCTTGAATGACTCGGTGGTGTACGGAGCCATATCGGGCGCAGGCGCGCCGAGCGCGTCGCTGCCCTGCTGCTCCTTCTTCCACGCGCCGCCGTCGTCCTGCGTCCAGCCGGCGCTATACACGTCCGCCCAGGCGATGTGCAGGGCCTTGTCCTCGCCCTTGCCCAGGTTCGAGGTATACGACTGAATCCATAGCGCCTGCGCCTCGGCCGGCAACTCGGCCACGTCGGGCGGCAGTTCGATGGTGGGCGGATCGCCGGCGGCCAGGCCCGCCCCAATCGGCAGCGCGCCCGGCTGCTCGCCGTCGGCTTCGACGAAGCGACACACGGCGGACTCGAACAGCGTGCGGATGCGCTTCTGCGCCTCGTCCGGTAGGCTCTTCACCGCCTCAGTGACGATCTGATCGGCCTGCTGCTTGCGCGCCAGGAATCGCTCGCGCCGCTGCCGCAGACGCAGCGCCTCCTGCAAGCGCGCGATGGTGGATTTCGAGCCATCAACTTTCTGTGCCATAGCATGTGCCTCCTGTGCATTGGGTTGAGTGGGTGAAGTAGATGGATGACTGTCCGATGGCGCCTCCTTGTGCCTGGCGGCTTCCGCCAGCGGCAGGCCGCCCCGTCCGCCGGCTGCGCCGGTCGTGACGAAATCCAACGAGAAACCGTCGATGAAGGCTTCGACAAAGAAGGCGTCGCCTTCCTCGCGGCCGCGGCCGCGCGCATTGATGCTTTGATCGCCGGAGATCCCCTCGCGGATTTTGGTTGCCAGCCAATCCGCCGTCGAACTGAGTTTGCCGCTCTTGTAGTGCAACGCGTGTTTGCCGGCGTGAGGACCTTTTTTGACCTCGGCGACGTAGAAGTTTTCGGGTTCGAGCGGCAACCGGCCAACGCGATCCAGCTCGCTGCGCTCCGGCCGCTCACGCGATTCGGTGAGCGTTGGATGATCGATGAAGATGGGCTTGCCGGTGAAGTGGGAAATCGCCGTGGGTAGCGATTCGCGGGTGTAGACAAATCCGTTGGCGCTCTTGCCCTCGATGATGACGATGCCGTTGAGGATGTACGAGCCGTCCGGGTGTTTCGCTTCCAGGATCGTCGGCATGCCGTCGAATGACTCTTTCAGGTCGCGCTCGATGCGCGAGGTGCTGCCTGCCTCCGACTCCAGGAGTCGGGAGTCGCGCAGGCTGGCGACGACCGGCGCGTCGGTGGTGACGTTATCGGCGACGATGACCGTCGCCGGCGCTGGCTCGTAATACGGGTCGCGCAAGCCGCGATCGCGCAACACTGGCATCTCGGCGTCGATCGTGGCGTTGAAAGCATCCAGCGCCTGGCCGATGCAGTGCGAGAGAAAAGTGCGCTCGTCCTGGCTCAGCCGGCCATTGCCAAACAGGTCGTCGGCCTCTATCGTGAACGTGCGGTGGACACACGAGATCAGGTAATCGACGACGGTCGGGTAACCGAGCGATTCCTGGGTGTCCTGTAGGAGTTTGCTGAGGTCGTCGATCTCGCCGTACAACTCGGTCATCAACGCAATGACCTGCTTGATGATCTCGAACTCGCGCTTGGTATGGCGCGCGCCGACTTCGAGCAAGCCGCGTTGGGCCAGGGCCGCGCGGGCGGATTCGATTTGCGGGGTATACAACTCGGCGGCTACCGGCTCGACCGGGTTGGCCTGGCTGCCGTCGAGCAGCACCTCGACCACGTCCCAGGTGTCGGTATCGATGACGAGCGAGGCGACGCCGCGCAACTCCATCTCCGCGCCCAACACCTCGTCGACGTCGTTGATCTCGTCGATGGTGAGCGTGACCTTGGCCTCACGCACGCCGCGCGCCGCCTCGTACACGTCGGGCGGGTTGGGCGCGCGCTGGATGCTCCAGGTGCAGATAGCCGCGGCGGCGCGGTCGTCGTATTCCCCTTTGACCTTCTCCCAGCAATCGTGCCAGGCGGTGGAATGTTTCTTCTCGACCAGGTTACGCAGCGATTCGACCAGGTCACGCGCGCTTTCGCGGTGCTTGAAGAACTGAATTTGGCGCTCGCGTTTCCTGGCGGCTTCCTCGGAGGTAAACTCGCCAAGCTTCTTCTTGCCGTCGTGCGAGTACAAAATCCACTTGTCGCCCTCGTGGCGAATGACCTCTCGCAGTCGTTTCATGCCCGACCTTCATCATCCGGCCAGCCCCAATGGCCGGTCAGGCCGGGGCCGTACGGTATGTGCTGATTGAAAAACAACCCTGTCGGATTCACGACACATATGCCCACTGGCGCGCTGGAAGAAACCTCATCGAACGGGTTCGGTGGGTCTACCTCGGTGATCCACGCCAGGCGCGGCGCTCCGGCCGGATACTCGCCGCCGGGCGTTCCGTAGGCGTAGTAGCGAACCTGGTCTCCAACTTTTGGTTGTCGGTCTAATTGTTCCATCACCGCTCCTGCATCAGAAAATAAAAAGGCACCCGACCTCTCTGTACAGAGGTGAGTGCCAATTCCACAGTGGCGATATTCAGTTGCACAACTCAACGCTCTAGGTTGGCGACCTCGAGTTCACCATCGTCACCCGCCACACCGGCTTCGCCGGCAGGACGAGGACAGCGGGACCGTCTTTCTCGATGACGATTGTACACCGACTTCTGCCTTCAAACAATAGGTCAATTTGGTCTAACAGCTCTCGCTTCCAGGTCGGCAGATCGGTGATCAGAATTGTCTCGCTAGCGGTGTGCGGATGGTTAGCGACCGGCATGATTGCGCTCATAGCCCGAATCCCCCGAATGGCTCCAGTGCCGTCGCGAATGCCCACACGCCGTCGATGTTCACGATGCGCAGCGGGTTCCACTCCTTCGCCCGGCGCAGGCAGTCTTCGCAGTTCTCGCCAGGCTGCAACTTCCAGATGGCGTGATATTCCGTATCGCTCACGCGTTTGATCTCCCAGCGACAATGGCAATTCGCTCGACAGCGCGTGCTCCCGTCCTTGGGGTAGGCGGGCAGATCGGGTAGCTGCGCCTTCTCGCCGCGCGCGCGCATGTAAGCGCGCTGATACACCTGCTCGGCGCTCTGCGCGTACATCTGCGCTCGATACGGGCCGCCGGGTAGCGCCCGCAATTGGCGGATGTCGGCAATCCACCTGTCCAGGTAATTGCGCTGCGCGGCGAGATACTCACTGACAACTTCGCCCGGATAGTTTCCGCTTCCGCCGCCGGCGTACCAACCCAGCCCGGCCAGCTCGCGCGCCGTGTTCGCCAGCGCATTCGATACGCGCCCGCGAAAGGTGTCGATAGCCGTCTCGCCGAACTTCGAGCGCGCCAGCGTGCTGGCCGCATCGACGACGTAAGCAATGGCGACCTTGATCGCATTGTTGGCCTGATTGCGGTAGGTGACCGCCTCCAGCAGCCGGACGAACTCAAGAACGACTGCCGGCATCTCCAGCGCTGGGCCGGTCGCCGTATTCGGCGAAACTTCGCCGATTTCACGAGAGACCATTGCCATTGTTGTGGCTCCGCAGCGATTCGGCCAGCGCGTGCATGGCGTCGGCCGCCGTCGTCGCCGGCGCTTCGCCGCGACGCCACAGGCGCACCGCCTCCATCGCGGCTTGAACCTTATCGTCCATGTCGTCGGGCAGGGTAAGATCGCTTTGAATCGCCGCGCGCGCCGCCCATATCTGCTTCAGATCGGTCAACGCCTGGTCGACATCGGTCTCGCCGAAGGCTTCCAGAATGTAGCCGGCCAGGCGCTCCGGCGTGATGTACTCGATCTGCGCCATGCTCTGGGCGCTAATCAACTGCGCCACCGCATTGATGATCGTCGGCAGGTCTTTGATCACGATCGGCGGGAAGTTTACTTCGACCGTGCGGTCGACGTCGGGCGGCAGGTCGCCGTATTCGACGGCCATGTCGATGACAAACTCGAAGATATCCGAATACTCGTCCTTCCACAATTGCTGCCAGGACTCGAACATCTTCAGCATCGGCCCTTCCATCTGAGTGGCCGACGCCAGGTTAGCGACACTCGGATCGCCGGTCAGGTTCTGCTCGGTGATGCCCGTGCCGGCCGCAACCTGCTGGCGAAGCATGCGACCGTCGGTATAGGCATTGCCTGAGCGGGTATCGAAATTGAATTGCTCCAGCGAGACGTTCTCGTTCTCGATGATCGTCTGCGCGCCCTCACGTCTCTCCTTGCCGGTCGTGCTGCCCGTCTCACCGTAGCGCGTCGATATGTCGAGCCACTGCTGCCGCAGCCGCGCAACGGCGGCCTTCGAGCCTTTGATGCGTTGCTTGAAGGCATACGTCGCGGCGGCCAGCGTGAGCGTGGCCCGATCCTCCATGAAGCCCTTATAAGCTTTGATCCAGGGCAGGGCGTTGTAGTACAGCGGGTCGCCGCGCGAGCCGTGCGAGTTGATCTTGATGTGGTGCATGTAGACGAGCGTGCCCTGCCGCCTGGCCCCGGTGCTGTATTCGCCGGCGCGGTTATCCCAGTCAGGAATGAAATCCCTTCGAGTCCGCCCGCCGCTCCAGGTCTTCGTTTCCCACCTGAAGGCTTGTTTGACCCAGGTGCGCTGGTAGTACAGCGTCGTGTCCTTGTCCTCCGGATCGGTGATAATGTCGGTGATTTCCTCCGGGGGAACGACGCGCACTTTCACGTGACCGGTGAAGGTATTGACGAAGAAGATCGGGAACACTTCGCCGGCCAGTTGAATCCGCTCGGCGAGCTCCCATTGGCCGACCGCCTTGGCGATGATGCGGTTGTTTTTGTCCTTCCAGAATCGACTCAACACGGCCGACACACGCGGCTCTTTGGCCTTCCAGGTCACGCCGCGCCCGAAGGTGTAATCCTTGATCAATTGCACTGCCCGGTGCATTAGCGGGTCGCGCTTCCAGTAGTAGTACGAGGCCTCCAGCGCATCGCTGCGCTCGATCGGATCGAGATCGTTCCACAGCAGGCCGCCGCCGGCCAGCCGCACGTAGCCGTCGTCGGGCATGAGCGAGGTGTGCTCCAACAACTGGACGACCACTTCTTTCAGGTCGGACTTGGTCATCCGGTCGATGGGTCGCCGGCGAGATGAGCGCTGCGTGGATTTTTGTGAGACAGTCATGCGTCAATCCTAAGTGACCCAACCGCCGCCCTTCATTGTGATAGGGGCGGGGCAGCTGTGGTCAGTAGCCGATGTCGACGCGAGTTTCTTCATCGTAGACGATCGTTTCCTGGTCGATGTCATCGGTCAGCACGTGCATCGCGCCGCTGACCGCGTCCACCTGATCGTCGTGCTCGCCATTTGGGAAGGCGTCCATCTCGTCGAAAAACTCCTCGTTCCATTCACCCCGAACGCAGTAGATGATGCCATCCGCCAGGCGCGAACCCCAGACGCTGGCGCGCATCTCCTTAGAACCCTCCGGCCGATCGGGCAATACAATGCGCTTCGAGCGCATGCGCTCGTTGTCATGAACATCCTGGTAATATCCCAGCTGGCCGCCATTGGCCTCGATGAAGCAGGCGACCTCGACGCCGTCGCCCAGGGCTGTCTCGACGATGATGGGCCGGCTCGCCGTCCATCGCCCACGAAGACGCTTCATGTGCAGAATGTAGCGCCGACCATTTTTGGCAATCCCCACCTTCGCGCCCGTCACGTAGTCCGCACCCTTACTCTCGCTGAAGGCCAGGTCCCAGTAGCGCACTATTCGAACCAGCGGTGGGACGTCCACAGCGTCGATGCGGAGCAAGAGGTTGGAATCCAGAATGCGGCCTTCCTGCGGTCGCGGTGTTTGCTGGTGCAGCGCATACCAATCTCTAGCTCCAATGGTCGCGCGCGTGTTTCTCAGATCTTCGTCGCTGAACTTGTCGGGCCAGAGCGGATCGCCAGGAACGCGCCGATCTTCGGACATCGCCGGCTTCTCCTCAGCTCGGGCCGGGAAACGCACTACCAGCCACTGGTCAGCATCCGGGTCTTCTTTGGCCTGCTTCAACAATCGCCCGACCAAGTCGTCTTCGTGCCAGCGCGTCAGCGTGATCAGGATGGCCGCGCCTTTTTCGCGCCGGGTATAGAACGTGCTGGTGTACCATTCCCACAACGCGTCGCGATAGGTCTTGCTGTCGGCTTCCTCGCGATTCTTGATCGGGTCATCGATGATGCCATAGAGGAAGCCCAGGCCGGTGATGCTGCCCCCGACGCCGGCGCTGCGATAAAAACCCCGATGGTTCACGATCTCGAAAATGTCGGAATTGCGCAGGTAGTTCCCTTGTGCCTCGGCGCGAACGTTCTTGCCAAACAGCCGCGTATCCGGGAAGAGCGCCTGGTAACTACGATCGTCAATAATGCGCTGCACGTCGCGATTTGTCATGCCGGCCAGGTCTGCTCCATAACTACAGGCGATGATCTGTACATCCGGGCTGCGACCGAGGATATAGGCCGGCAGCCGGCGTGACACCAATTCACTCTTGCCGTGCCGGGGCGGCATCGACACGATCAGGCGCTTGATCTCACTGGCGACGAAGCGGTCGAGGTAATCACACAACACGTGATGGTGCCAGTTGACCTGGTAGTCCGGCTTGGTGTAGGTCGTGAAATGCTCCAGCGATCGGCGAGCCTGCCGGCGTCTGAGTAATTCCGCAGCCGCTTCTTCGCGTGTAATGAAGTTAACCCTCGGGGCAGTGGCTAACATCAAACTTCAATCCTCGTATTCGCCGGCCGCGATTCTTTCCAGGTCTTCGTCGCTCATTTCACTGGTTCGACTTCCGCCACCCTTGTCGGCCGTCATCCGATCGGCGCGGTCAAGAACCGAGTTGTCGGCCAGCCGGCGACGGCTATTGGCTGCGACGCCGGCTGCGCCGAGTGCATCGATGATCGCTTTGCGCAGATCAGTGGTGGGACTCTCGTCTAGCGCACTAATCAATACCGTGACAGCAACGGATGACCCTATCTGTCCCAGCGCCACTGCGGCAGCCTGGCGCTCATCGCTCTTGCGGTTCTTATCAAAGAGCACACCGGCCAAAGCGTCGATGGCATCCACGTCGCCGGTGATTTGCCGGCGCAGATCACGAGCAGCGAGCGGCGTCGCCAGTTTGAGCTCTTCGATGGCTTCGGATACCACGCTGGTCAATCGATGCGTGCGCATCTCTGCGCGGGCCAGCTCGAGCGCATCCTGAAACTCAGGCTTGTATTTCCATCCGCCACGCGCCTTATGGTAGTACGTCGAGCGCGAGCAGATTTTGCCAGGCCCTTGCAGTAATGCTTCGATGGAAATGCCGGCCAATTCGGCCTGAGCGATTCGAATCACGCCGGAGACCTGAGATGGCGTGAGCCTCCTAAACCGGGCGGCCAAATCAGGCGATGGTTGCAAATCGGTTGCATTGAGTTGCGCTCCTTCGTGCTTGCCTTTCGCCATCGCCGAACCCTCTATGCCTACGCGAACCATCACTCCGGGGCGGGGTTGTCACCAGATGCAATCGCTATAAGTTCCTCGTCGGTGAGCTCACGCGCAACTGGCAGCTCGGTCGGTTTATCGAAGGTGTTCCTCGGAATATCTATCTCGGTCGCCTTACGCATTTCGACCGCCGAAGGTGTATTGCCCTTGATCGCCCCTGAAGCCATCGCCCACGCGATGATCTCGGCGACCGGCGCGCCGTCGGCGATCATCAACGCGATGTGATCTTTGAGATTGGCCGGCATCGGCTGCGCTAAAATCGCGCGATAGGCTTCCGATAGCAGTTGCTTGCGGGAACTGCCATTCGGGTTGCCGGATTTGCCTGGCTGCCATCGGTACGGATTGCCTTTCTCAAACGGTTTACCGCGCGGCCGCCTTTTCGCGCTGCTGTCTGCGCTGCCCGCAGCCTTATTGCTTCTTCGATTTTCCCTTCGCTTTTGGGCGCTCATGATCGATGAGTTTGGGTTTGAGGCCAAAGGCATCGACCATCCGCTGGAGCGCCACGGCCACAAATTGCGGCTCGAGCTCGTTGGCATAGCAGAGCCGCTTCATGTTTTCGGCTGCAACCAATTGCGTCCCGCTGCCGCTGAACGGCTCCAGGCACACTTCGCCTGGCTGAGTGTGATTCCTTATCGGCCGAGCAAATAACTCGACGGGTTTCTGGGTTGGGTGCGCCCTGTCGGAAGCGCGCGATTTCCCTTCCCAATCGACCTCCCACACGTTGCTGTGCAATTGGTTGAACCAGCCGGGAATCATATAGGGCTTGTGGCCTTGTCTCCAACACAGGAAACAAGGCTCGTTAGACCAGGCATACAACGAATAGGTGAACGTAGGAGTGGGCTTGAACCAGATCAGCGTCTGATGCACGATCAATCCGCACTCGACGAGCAACCTCTCCAGGAGAGCGGCTCGGCGCGATGCATGCCAGACAAACCAGGCCGCATTGTCGCGCGAATGAGCAAGCGCCGTTTGTACGAACCCCCTGATAAAGCCCTCCACGTTCTTGATGTCGACTTCGCGGTAGGAGCCCGACCAATCTTTCGACTTGCGCGGACGGTCGTCGCCGGTGTAGTCGACGAGATACGGAGGATCGGTTGATACGAGCGCAGCCTGCTTGCCGTCCATCAATCGCGCGATGTCATGCTCGCTGGTGCTGTCGCCACAGAGCAGCCGGTGAGCCTGGCCCGGCAGCGATTGGCTGGGAATCTCCCAGAGTTGCCCCGCAGCGGTGCCCCACTTGCGCTGTAGTCGTGCCGCCTTGTCCAGCTGAGGCTCTGCATCTACCAGCGCCGAACCTCGACCACTCAACCTCCGTCCAAAGACTGGCAAGTGCATCGCCTGGAATCTCCGCCAAGACATCGACGTCCCACTCGCTCAATTCACCGGCCCGGTTGTCGAGCAGGGCCGCCCTGACCGCCTTCTTGCCCTTCAGATCGGGCCGGCGCACGGCGATCAATTCGTCCGGCCTAGCGTCGATGACGCGAACTTTCAGGCCCAACGCTTCCGCCTGCTCGAATACGCCGTTGCCGGCGCGAACGATGTTGTCGCCGTCGACCGCGATGGAACGGAACGCGCCGATCTCCTTGAGAGAAGCGCGGATCATCTCCTTGTTGCGCCCGGGATGCCGCCGGGCATTTTGGGGATCGGGCCTGAGTTGGAGATGTCCGTTACGCTTGCTCATCTGTATATGCTTCAACATTCAACCCGGCGCGTCCTCAGCTCGGGGAATGTCCTCGGCGGCGGCGTGTCGAGCACGTCGTAGATAATCACGCCGCACACGGCTTCCTGCGGAGTCGGGCCATAGCGCGGGCACAGGCACGTCGCGTCGCCAAACCACGGATCGTGAATGACGAGGCTCTGTTCGGCGGCGTCCGCGCCGACGACGAGCACGAAGTGCTGCTGCAAGCCGGGTTCCTTTTCTCTGCTATCGACATAGATGATGATCGGCGCGGCTCTCGACAGCGCATCGTAAATGGTGCGCATCTCCTGGACGGTCGCCGGCCGGTTCACGCCGATGTCGATCCGGCCGACGTAGCGCAGGTTGGAATAGATGGTGTGCGTGATTCCCCAGCGCAGCAGGTTGCGGTTGTAGAACCCGCCGACCGAGCGCAGCATGTTGTTCAGCACATCCAGCGGCTGAACCGGCTCGCGCTGCGCGTGCGCGCCGAGCATCGCCAGACATGCAATAGCGCAACCATAGTTGCCGATGGTTTCACCACTGTTGCCGAGCAGGACGTTCCGCCAGCGCTCGTCACGTTGGCCGACGAGCGGCACTGAGAGAGCTTCGGTCATGGCTGATCCGGTTTCATGTTGTGCTGCTCTAGGTCGAAGCACCGTGCCTGTAAGCGCTCAATTTCGTTCACCCGATCATCGAGTTGTAATTGCAGATGGATGTTTTGATTGCGCAAATCGCCATTCTCGAGTTGAAGTTTGTTCATCTCTCGGCCAACGGCATCAAAGCGACTTAGAAGCTCACCGCGCACAATCTCAAGATAGTCCACCCGGGTGCGCATGGCCTTCAGTTCGCCCGCCTGACCATTCGCGCCGCTCGTTAGCGATACGATCACAGAGTCTTGATCGGCGGAATGCTTCTTGAGTTTCTCTCGCTCATCGCTTAACGCCTTAATCTGATTGCGCAACTCATTGCGTTCATCGCTTAGGGTATTGCGCTCTGCTTCTATCTCCTCAAGCCGACTGTGGGCGCGCTCAACCTCTTTTTGCAGCAATGCCACAGCGTCTTTGCGGGCGCTGTTGCGATAGTTCAGGAATCCGATCAGCGCCGTGATGACCACGCCAATGAATGCGCCGATTGCAGGCAACTCGGCAGACATGGCCTATCGCGCCTTCGCGTCGTTTGGCGTTAGCGTGTGCAGGCTGTGCCAGATCGCTTGCTCGATTTCCTCCTCAGTGGACTGCCGCCCAACGCGCCGGGCAAAAAGCAGAATGACGTTACGCGCGACCTCGTTGGGATCGCCTGATTCCATCATGGCCTTAATCGGCGTCTCGTCTGTTACTTCCTCGTCGGGCATTGCGCACCGTTGTTAATCGTCAGTCCTGATCTGTCTCATGTAAATCACGATGCTGCTGAGCGCGGCCACTTCGGGCAATATCTCGACATCGAATTTCCAGTACCGGCCCTCATTGAAGTAGTCGCGGACGTACATCGTGAAGCCGGCTTTTTTCTGCCCGTCATCTTTGAGCGCGGCCTCCAACATTCTGTGGCGAAAAGCGATGCGCTCCGGTGGCGTAATCTCGTCGAGCGATAGTCTAATGAGTTCCCTGAGCGGCCAATGCGTCGTGTCGAGAAAGTACGTGTTGGCCCACTGGATGTTGTATGTGCGGTCAAGGAACAGAAACCCTATCGGCGCGCGATTCAGGATCGTGCGTATCCGCAGACTAAGCGCCTCAACGCGCCCCTCCGCCGCCGTGAGTTTCCCGCACTCCGCGCAAATGTCTATGGACTGAGCTATTGGTCGCAGGATGATGCGCGTGTGAGTCTTGCCGCGATCCTCTCTCGCCGCGACGAGGCCCATATTGACGTGACGCCCGTCGCGAGCCAGGAGTCCGACCAACACGGCGCTCGAATTGGCGGCCATGCTCACCAGCATCTCGCGTGTAAATTGGATGCCATTGTGAACGAGCAGATCGCCCAGGCCCGCGCCAATCAGCACGTCCGTCTCCTGATAATCCAGGGCGGTGTATGCGGCGCGGTTGGCCCAGGCAACGGAATTGTCATGGTGTGAGATGAGCAGGCAGACATCGGTCGTGATATCCAAAAAATCATTTCTATGGAGTTCGGGCAGCACTGTCGTAAGTGGCGTCGAAGGCGTCATAGATAGTTCAGTCGGGCAAGGGGGCCGGGCGAGTGGCGCAGTCGTCTGCATGGGCGTCCGCGCAACGGGGAGGAATGCGCCGCTGCCCGGCCTGCACACCCGGACCCGCCCGCTACTTCGTGACGAGCTTCTGCCCCTCGCGGAGCAGGTCAGTTCCGCCCCAGCCGATCAAAAACAAAGCGCCGAGCTGCGTCAGCGTCGGCGATTCGAGGTTGAGGAGCTCGTCCGGGATGCCCTGGAACAAGAGCGGGATGCCGATCAAGGTGATGACCACGGAGACGGCCAGCGGCACCAGGAACCGCCGATCGAACGGCGTTCCGGGATTGTCCCGAAGCATCTGAAGGAACGGGAGAACCGTGCGCGCGACCGCGCCGAAGACGATGAAGCCGATAACGATTGCCATTTCAATCCTCCTGATAGGTGATATATCCACGCACGAGCGCCAGCGCGACGGCGTGCGTGGTATTGTGTGCGCCGAGTTTGCGATGGATAGCGATGAGGTGATTGCGCACGGTGTGAATAGAAAGCCCCAATTGCTCACCGACCTCGCTGCGTAGCATCCCTTGCGCCATGCCCGCCAGGATTCGGCACTGCTGCGGGCTGAGTCCATCCGATGCGATTCTATGGTTCGGGTGCGGTAACACCGTTCACGTCCAGATCGTCCCGGTTGGCGCACAACAAAAACGCGCCGCCCATTCCGGGCGGCGCGTCTGCGGCACTCCGTGCTTTGGCCTGCCGGCAACGACTTCGAGACGGCAGGCTATTCAGTTACTTCGTGCTCAGTATAGCACTAATCCGCTGTTGTCAACACGTCAAGGCTTGGGCTTCTCCGGTGGCACACTCGCAAGTTTCGAGGCCAGTCTCTTCTCGATGAGCTTGGCCTGCTTTTGCAGCGCGCGGATCTCGGCGATCACGGTCTCAAGATAATTTTTCCAGAACTCGTAGTCGTCGAGGGCCGTGTTCGGAGGAGCCGCGTGCCCTATCATTAAGGGATGATTGTACGAGCGCAGATGTGAGGTTGTCAACACCCGCGTAGGAAATTCAGACCATTCGCAAACCGGCTGCATTATAGCTGCAAGCCGATGTGGTCGCACGGCGCGTCGGTTAAGTCTTGATCGACGCCCAGATAGGTCTCGGTAGTCTTAATACTGTCGTGCCCCAAGCTCAGTTGAATTTGGTCTAACGCAGATCCGCCCTTGTGTGCGAGCTTGGCATATGTGCGCCTAAGGTCGTGAGGCGCGACATCCTTGCTGATCATGCTGGAGTAAAACACAACCACGTTGCGTATCGCCTGGGCTGTCAGTGTTTCGCCCGCAACCTTACCGCCCTTGTCCATTGCGCGAAAGATAGCACCATCAATGATTCCAGCTGTGCGCGTCCATGCGTCAAGTGCAGACTTAGTCCAGTTTGGCATCGGCACGCTGCGCACCTTATTCCGCTTGCCAAGCAGGTCGACAATGACCCAACGTCCATCGCGCTGCTGGATGTGCGCCAGTGTCAAACCCGCCGCTTCCTCGCGTCGCAGGCCACACCCAATCAGCACAGCTAGAATCGCGCGATCGCGCAGCCCCTTGCGCCGGTTGACATTCGGCTTCCTCAGCAGCTCCTGGGCCTCGTCCTTCGTGAGCCAGTTGCCAGCGCGCTTGCCGCGACGTTGGGCGCCTTGAATGCTTATTATCCCGCTTGCGATTTCGTTAGAGAGCGCGCCGTTCTCGACAGCTTCGCGCACCATCCGGCGAATGGCGCTCAGGCGCTGGTTGATGCTTGAGGGGGGCACACCTTCGCCGCGCAGAAATGACACATAGCGTTGTACGACGGGTCTTTCCAGCTTGGGTCGTCCCTGTTTCTCGTGCCATACGAAAAACTCAGACAGCGCGCGTTCGTAGGCGCGGCGCGTGTGCTCGCTGCCGACCGAATCGAGAACGGCTTGCATGATGGCAGCGACGGGAGAGCGTGTGGCTAATGCGATATCGCTCATAGGTGTCGATAATGCCCAATATCATAAGCAATAATCCAGTATACCACGCCTTCCATTGAGCGCATCCCCCGCACCAATAAAAACGCGGCTCGTTGCAAGAGCCGCGATAAGGTCGGGGCCGGACTGAGGGCTTGTCCTATTACTCGTGTGCTACCGACGCCAGTCCGGGTGTTCGCGTATGGCGATGTTCTGCCGTGACACTGCACTCTCCTTTCAGCGAGATGTGCTCTACGCGCGTTGCGTCGTCGCGTGCAGCGCCGGTGTAATCATAGCCAGGTTTGCAATTGGTGTCAAATGGACACTTGTGAGAAGTGTCACCGGAGTGACCAATTGGTCAATGATAGAAATAGGCAACACGTGTGCTTGCGCACAGTGCAAGCAAGAAGCCCAGCTGGGCGGCGGGGCAATTCTTCCTCCACAATTCACGCTTGTAGTTCAGTGTCTCAGCGTCTCACCGTCTCAGCGTCGCCAGCGCCGGCACGCGGTCGAACATCCAGAACCCCAACGGCATGCCGATGAGAATAACGCACAGCCCATAGGCAATCTCCATCCAGATGGCGCTCGCCCACCAGCCAACGAGGACGAAGTACGCGATCCGGATCAGGAGGTTGAGCTGCGGCCGCGACGTCGTAGAGAACACGGTTACGCCACCGGCTGTCGTGATGGCTAATGCTTCGGGCTTGCTGCGCAGCGCGATAATCTTCGGCACACTGTTAATCATGGCAATGGCAAGCGGGATGCCGATGACCGTAATCGTGAAGAACCACGCGGCGAGAATCCATAGCTGGCCGGCCCAAAAGCCGACGAACACGAACCATAGCAACTGCACCAAACAGCCCGGGTTCCGACTGCGCGCATCGATAACGACGGTTGCGGACGGCGTGGACATGGAGACCTCCTGAGATGAATTGTGCTGACCGGGTAACGACTTCGACGTTGGTGCTGCTTGGTGAAAATGTGGAAGCGAGACAATCAGCGCGAGCGCGCAGTAGGATGAGGGTGTGTTGTTGCAAGCAGTGTATGAGTTGCGCGTATGAAGCGAGTAATGGCGCTGTTAGAGATTTGGGAGAATTTCTCAACACCGCCCTCCCCCATCCCGACTCTTACCCTCCGCACACTAAACGTCTACGCGACTTTGACGCACAACCCGCACACAAGTGCTATGATGGAATCCCCGTCACTTGGGGGATGTCTCTCGCAGCTTGGCGTATGATGAACCGCCGCTGGCGACGGGCACCATCATCCTTCCCCCCATTGCGTTCAGGTGTCCGCCGCCGGCGCGTACCGGGCGCACAACACAGGCTGTACCCGGCAGACCCTCTTAGGCAGACCCCTGATACCTAACAATAAAACAGGGCGGTCTAGCTAGACCGCCCTGCCCTCACGCGCATGCGTACACGAACGCGTCGCGCGATAAGTTAGAAATCCGTATTGGTACTAAGGTACAGTAGACCGATGTGTGTTTTTGTGCTACAAATTAGCACAGATTAATACATTGTACCACAGGAGCAAAGATGAAGAAACGGGCGTCAGTAATCGTATCAGTCAGGATGCCGGAATCTATGGTTAAGAACGTTCGGGAGTTGGCCGAACAAGACCAGCGCAGCTTTAACTGGATGGCTGTATCTCTGCTGCGCGTTGGCCTTGATGTACTGCCTCAAGGCCCTTCTCCAAAACGTAAACGATTTGGGAACTCAGGGAGCGGTGCTCCGCACGCGCCAACTTCGACAGTTGCGCCCTAAGTTCCTTTGGCATGCGCAGACTAACATGAACCGTGTTGTCATCTGAGTGCTTATTTTGTCTGGTCATGTATTCGATTTTAGCACAAGTGGTTAATTCTGATTAGTTCGGCCTTCCCTGCCTGGCCCTGCCAGTGGCAAGCGTGTCCTAACAACCGTTCATACATTGCGGCTATGCGCTATTCGGCCCGCGCGCTTGTCACTGAAACCTCCGCGCACTCACGGCTCCCGGCTGTGAGTTAAGACGCAGGGCCAGGCAGGGTCGGCTGAACTAAAACGAAAACGGGGCGATGCGATCACATCGCCCCTGGCGCAACAAGAATCGGCAGACCCATGTTGCGCCCCTAGTGTACCACGCACGTCAAGAGCTAACGTGAAACGACCACTATCCGACCAGCAAATATTGATTCTCAAGCTCACCTCTATCGGGTTTTGCGACCTGGAAATAGCTAAGGGCTTGGAGATTTCGACATTCAAGCTCAGGCACATCAAGCGCTCCGCATACAGGAAGCTAGGAACCAACTCAGCTAAAGACGCCCTGGATACAGCCGCCTCTCTCGGATGGATAGAGGACTACACAAAGACCAAGAAGAAAGCAACAAGAAGCCGAAAAGAGGCAGCCAGGGAAGTCTACGCCCAGAATAAAAGGCGCGCCACAGCCAGGCAGCTAAAGCAGTCGGGGATGTCCTACTCCGAGATTGGTAGGGAGATGGGCATTTCTCGACTGGGTATGTAGTGCATGCGGCAAGGAACACAAAAACCTGAATGGTCATCACGAAAGCTACGATAAACCACCCGCCGAGCTTCTCTGTCCGTCGTGCCACGTAAAACATACATGGTCTGAAATCAAGCGAGTCGGCAGAAAGTTCAAGAGAGCCAGAGCCTAGCGCGAACGATGACCACTAGCTGAAGGAGCGCCATGTTATCCGCACAACCTGCCACGCGGCCGGCGCATGCCGGCACGTCCCTCCTGCTCCCTCGCAGAGTCACCCACAATAGACCTCGCGTCTTATGCCTCTGCACCGGCGGCTACTGTCGATCGCCCCTGGCTGCCGGTCTATTGAGCTTCCATTCCGGCAAGCTCGAAGTCTCCTGCGCCGGCACGACAGCCGATCACGCCGGGCAAGAACCCGCGTTGCCGACGATCGTCGCTGTCTTCGAGCGCACCGGCGGACCCTTCACGTATACCCCCCACCTCGTTACGCGTGACGAGATTCTGAAAGCCGACCTGATTCTGTGCATGGCGCGCGAGCACAGAGATTGGATCGGGAAGCACTACCCTGACGCACGGGCTCGGACGCTGCTTTTCGCTTCTATGGCCGGCGAGGGTTGGGACGTGCCCGACCCGGAAGTTCAGTCCCTCGACCGCATTCGACCCATTGCCTATCTCATCAACCAGGTCTTGAGGCATGGGGTCGGGACGATCGAAACGTTGGCGTTGATCAACCACCTCAAGCGCGCGAGGTAGCCATGTCTACGCAAATCGACGAACCGACCACCTTACAGGCATGCACCGCCAACTGGCAGCAAGCCCAGGCAGAGTGGATTGCAGCACACCCCGGCGCTTCCGAGCCATCGTCATTATTCAACACCACGTGCGACCTTGAAGACGCTGTAGCAGAGTTCACTCCGCCGCAGACGCAGACTTGCAAATTCTGCGGATTGAACCCTTGCCTTTGCGCGACACCTGAAGAGATTGCGCGCGAGGGATTACTTGATTTGGAGGCATAGGAGCAAGCCATGAAACTGACCACGGAACAACAGGTTGAAGCGTTGCAAAAACTATTCACTCCCAATTGGGCAGTAAAGCGCAAGTCGGGTGTTGCCGGCGGGAAACCATTCACGGAGCATGAATATGCGACCGGCATGCTCGACGCCATCTTCGAGCCGTCCGGGTGGTCGCTCGAACTGACGGGTGAATACCGGGTTGAAGAATTGCCAAACACCGAGCGCCTCATAAGCGTTCCAGGAAAGCTCACCGTAACGTTTTCCGATGGAACGCAAGTTTCCCGGCCGCAGATCGGCGTCGCCATCGTGCGCCGCACGAAGGACGAGAAAACGAAAACGCCGAATCCCATCGGCGCGACTCCCAGCGATAACTACAAAACCGCGTACAAGGCCAGCGTCACGTCGTTACTCAAAGGATGCTTGCGCGACCTGGGGCGTTGCTTTGTTCCCATGCAAAGCGCGGACATTGAAGGCGCGCTCCGCAGGAACGCCTTCGAAGCCGAGATTGTCCAGGCCTTGCACCTGAGGCCCATCACCGACCCTGAGGAGACCCTGTTGAAGAATAAGGCCGCGTTGGGTCGCAGCGATGGCGACCTGGTCAAAGATGCAGACCGGGCCACAAAGCCCGACGCGACGGACCGGAAAGCGCCGGAGCCGGTCGCACGGCCGGCAAATGGCGCACGGCCCTACTCGCCCGAAACGCTCAAGGCGAAGCTGGCCGAGCACGCCGGGTCCGAGCGCGGAAATGTCACACCGGCCCAGCGCGGCCTGCTGGCGCACCTGATCGAATTGTGTGTCGGGAAAAGCGAGCGCTACGTGCTCACCGAATATTTGACCAGCTGCAGAAGCACAGCGGACATCCCCGGCGGCCTGGTGATCGCTATGCTGCGCAAGTGGATCAACGCCACACAGGACAGCGCGGGCAAGTATGTTATCGCCGACGTGGTCAAGCAGGAAGCACAGCTAATCGTCGAGCGCGCTAACGAGAAGACGTAAAAGGGCAGCTTCCTCGCACAGGGAGGTATGACGTGGCCGCAAAACCAAAATATCAACTCCAACTGGACACAGGCTATCAATTCGACGCGCTGCAGCTCTGGTACATCAAAGAAGTTGACGAAAAAGGGCGTATCGTTCGCGGCCTGATCGCCACGGAGCATGAGAGCTATGCTCGATTGTGGGCCGCCGCGCCAGAGCTGTTGGCCGCGTGCGAGGCCGTGCTTGAAGATATGCTCAAGCCTCAGCACGAGCGCAGCTTCACCATCGTGCCACAACTACACGCCGCCATCAGAAAAGCTTGCGGGGAGGATACCCAACATGGCAAAGAGTAAATCGACCACCCCTGCCGCGTCGCCCAGCTTCGTCGGCGGCTACGTCACCGACTTGCGTGACGTGCTCGTGGCGTCGGCGCTCAGCGGCCAGCACGCCGTCGTACTCGGCGCGCCAGGCTGGGGCAAGACCGCCATCGCGCGCAGCCTGGCGAAGAGCATTGCCGGCGATGGCGCGTGGACGTTCAACCGGCTCGACCCCAGCACGCCGCCCGAAGCCGTGCGCGGCGCATACGACCCGGCCGCATTGCTCAACGGGCAGTTAAGCCGCGTCGTTACAGGCACGCCCTACGACGTTTCCGCGCGTGTCTCAATCCTCGACGAAGTGTTCCGGGCCAACGACGTCGTGTTCGACGCCTGCCTGGATGTGCTCGACCGCATGGACGCTAACCCCGACCAGGCAGCCGTCGTCTGGAGCACCGCGAACTTCGTCGCTCGGGGTGAGCGCGTCGAAGCGCTGATCGACCGATTCGGCTTGTGGCTATGGCTGCAACCCGATACGCTCGACGTCGCCGCGCTGGTCGGCGCGCAGCTCTCCAGCGTGAACGGTCTGAACGTTTCCGGCGGGCTGCCCGACTGGAAAGACGTCGAGAGCGTGCGGCAGGCCCGGCCCGGCGACAAGGCAAAGCACGCAGTCGCCGAGCTGCTCGAAACGCTGGCGCTGGAAGCGACTGCGCAAGGCCGGCGGCCGCACCCGCGCCGCGTCACGCAATGGTCGAAGCTAGTTTACCGCCTCGGCGTGTACGACACCGGCCAGGCGGACTTCTCGGCCGTGCCTGACGTCGCGAGTCGCGCGCTGCGTTGGGCCTGGCCGATGCCGGCTTCGGAAGAGGCAGAGAGCTGGGCGCAGATCGCGGCTGGCGTCGTGGACGCGGTTGGATCGGCCATCGAGGGCGCGCTTGCGCAAGCGGTGGTGAAGTTTCGCGAGGTCGCCGGCATCTCTGACCAGGCGCAGCGTATGGGCCGCATGGGCGAGCTGGGCGCGTTGCTGGCCAACGCGCAGGCGACGCTCAAGCAAGTGGGCGACGACGACCCGCGCGTCGCCGAGGCGAGCGCGAGACTTACCGAGTGGTTCGCCGCGGCAGCGCGTGGTGAAATGCCGAATGGCAACGGACACTAACGTGAACGAAGTCAGCGGACTGCCACAAATCTCCACCCTTCGACTCTCGCCCGCCGAGCGCGCCCTCGGCCGCATGACGAAGCTGTCGGTCAGCCGAGACCCCGATGGCCCTGCACAGTCGGATCTCGCCGGCGACATCTTCCATAGCCTCTACCAGGCCGACCCTCGCCGCGCAGATCAGACACCGCCAGAGCGCGGGGTGAATAAGACCGTGCTCGACTGGGCGCGCTCGATGCAGAGCTGGGAATCCACGCGCGCTAACACCGTAGCGAACCTGCCCGTTGCGGCGACGACGGCGGGCCTGATGTGGGAGATGCTCAGCCAGGAAGAGGCGCTCAAGGAAGCGCTCAAAAAGCAGGAGGAGGCCGACGAGAAAGCGCGCCAGGCAGCAGCAGCAGAGGCGGCCGCGCAGGGCTTCGAAGCGGCCGGCATGACGGACGAAGCCGATCGGGCAGCGGCGCAGGCGGAAGCGCTCCGAGAGGAAGCCGGGCAGATCGCCGACCAGGCGGCTGCCGCCATCGACGACGCGCAGGGCGACGCGATGACGAACGCGGCCGTCGCGTCTGCCGTGCGCAAAGCCGGCCAGGCCGGTAAACGCCTGGCCAAGGAGATGGCGGGCTGGGGCTTCGGGCCGGGCAGCGACGTGCGGACGGACCCTAAAGCGGCGCTGGAGTTCGCGCGCCGCAATTCGGCGAAAGTTCGGCAAATTGCGCTGCTAGCCGGACGACTGCGCGGCATCGCCCTGCAATCTCGGCGCGAGCGGGTGACGCACGGCCCCATTACCGCCGAGGCCGGACTGACGCGCGACCTGATGCACGTCTTCCCTTCCGAGCTCGCGCTGCTGCGACCCGACGTGCCCCCCGCCCTGCGCGCGCAGAAGGTCGCGCAGTTCGCTGAAGGTGGGCTTGTCGGCTGGCGGCTGCGCGGCAATGCCGAGAAGCGCGGGCCGTTCGTCGCGGCGGTCGACGTGAGCGGCAGCATGATCGGCCATCGCGAAATCATCGCCAAGGCGATCGCGCTGGGCGTGGCGCAGGCCGCGAAGGCGGAAGGACGTAGCTACGTTCTTTTCACCTTCGGCGCTGACAACGATCCGGTGAGCGTCGTCGAATCGGCGCAGGGCTGGCAGCAGCACGTCGAATGGGCCGAGCACTCGCGCGGCGGCGGCACATCGTTCAATCGCGCGCTCGACGAGACGATGAGCCGGTTGGCGCGACTGGGCAAGCATTGCAAAGGCGCCGATGCGCTGTTCATCTCGGACGGCGAAGCGGTGGTAGCGCAGGACGTCGCCGCAAAGTGGCGGCGCTTCAAGCAGCTCACCAGCACGCGGCTGCTGTACGTGCCCGTTGCGCGGGGATACGGCAGCATCGAGGCGCTGGCCGATCAGGTGATTCCGGTCGCCGAGCTCGACCCGAAAGCGGGCGAGGGCCTGGCGCGCGACGTGGCCGGGTGGATGAGGTAACTATGACCAAGGTTGGCAACTCTCACTTTTACCTGGGTCTGTTTGACACACCAGAAGATGCGGCCAAGGCCTACAACTCCGCCGCGATCAGGTATCACGGCAGAGCAGCGCGTCTAAACGAAATCGAGGGCAAGGCCTGAACGATGGCTTACGTTGTGCTCTTAGAGTGGGACGGCGTCAAGCCGCCAAGCACGTACTACCGTAGGCTGCACAGCTTAGCGATGCGCGTGCGCGGCGACAAGGCCGTCTCACCTATCAAGCGCCGTAGCGATGGCCCGGGAGTAATCGTGCAGGAGGGCTGCATCATCACGCCCTCCGAGAGCCTGGCGCGCACGATCGGGCTGATCGCCTGCGACGCGGCGCGCGAGGAAGGCATCCCGCTCACGGTGCAGATTGCCGAGGCCAGTTTCGAGCCGATCCGGATGACGCGCGAAGACCGGATCGCGATGAATCGTATCGAGGAGACGCTCGGCAAGCGCGGTCGGCCCGAAGCCGAAATCGATTGGACGGTCGTGTGTATGGAGTGCATGACGACGAGCGCCGTTCACGCGGCGCACGCTGTGAACTGCCCCAAGTGCGGCGCGATGCGCATCCGCATCCGCGCCGGCGCGCCGGTGAAGTTTCACGACGCCGGCAGCGGAGATGCGCTCGACGCCTGGCTGCGCACGCGCTTCTCGCCCTATTCCGGCGGCCGCTGGGAAATTCCGTTGCTCGATAAGCGCAGCGCCGACAGGCCACCGACACCTGCGCCGACCGACGAGCGCGAGAAGGCCGTTGTCGACGCGCTGCGCGGCTCGCCGCTGCTGGGTCAGATTGCGAAGCTCGACCGCGCTGACGCGCTGTGCATCCTGGACGCCGTATTTGTAGCGCGCGGATACTGGTCGGCCGAACGCAGGCAGGAAGAGCGCATCAAGGCCGCAGCTCTGTATTTCCAGAGAGGCGGAAGCCCGGCCAACATCTCGCTCGCCGAGCTGCCATCACCCGACCTGCTCGACGCCGCCGGGCCGCTGGGGGCAGAGACAGTCGCGACACATCTCATCCTCGCAGAGAGGAAACCACGAGACCCAAACCCAACTCGTTAAGGAGAAATAACGTGAACGACCCATCTTACTACCTCAACCTCAAGCTACAGTTCGGCGCAGAGCGCGCGCTGGACGTCGCCATCGAAGACCTTCTCAAAGCCGGCCGGGAACGCGAGGCGACGCAACAAGTGTTCGCGGGATACAGCGCGATCGCGCGCCTGCCCAGGCCGCCCGCCGAAATAGGCGACGGGCCAGACGAGCGCGTCGGCTGGGCGCTGACTCTCCTGGAAGACCTGTGCGACGCCGTCAACAGCTTCAGGACGGCAAGCATACCTCCTTGGAGGAAACGTCACGGCGGCGAATCATCCGGCGCCGCCGATCCGCTCAGCGTCAAGGACACGCTCGAAGAGCTGTTCCGGATCGCCGGCGAGTGCGCGGAAGCGATCGCCAACTCCCGTGCCGCGCTGTCGCATCGCGTTCCGATCGTCGAGCTTCGGCCTGGGAAAACCATCAACGTCGGCGAGCACGTGATTCGCAACAACGGCGACCAGCTCGAAACGTCACTGCCGACGGCGGATTTGGTGAGCGACCAGCCGATACGCTTCCCGGCGCAACCAGGCGCGAAGTGACCCATGGCCGTCCGCGTGAACTCGCTGCCGCGCGCAGCGTGCAAGCAAACGACGTATCTATCCGTTATCCGCCTGCCCCTCGTCGGCAACCCCGCTTGGACAGGCGAGACGCGGCGCAAGTACGGGCGCAAGACGGACTATCAGTGTTTGATCAAGAATGCCGGAGGATGATCTATGACGACCAAACCATCGAACGTGCCCAGCCTCGAAGTCCGCACCGATCACATCTCGCCGAATCCCTTCCAGTCGCGCAAAACGTTCAACGAAGAATCGTTGCGCGAGCTGGCCGAATCCATCCGCGAGCACGGCATCATACAGCCGTTGATCGTCTGCCCGAATGGCGCGCCCGGCACGTACCTCCTCATCGCGGGTGAGCGCCGCTGGCGCGCGGCGCAGAGTGTGGGATTGGAGACGGTGCCGGTCGTCGTCAAGCCGCACCCAGGCGACGACGCACTGGAAGAGCTGGCGATCGTCGAAAACATCCAACGCGAGGATTTGAACGCCGTCGACGAGGCGCTGTCGTACCAACGCCTACTTGACCGGCTCGGCAACGTGAAGGCTGTCGCGCAGAAGCTTAAAAAACACCCCACACACATCTACAACCGCCTGACCTGGCTCAAGCTCGAGCCGGAGATCCAGAACCTGGTCGTTCAGGGCGCCCTGCAGGGCGACGTCCGGGTCGCCAATGCGCTGCTGTCGATCGACGACAGCCAAAAGCGTGTCGCGTTGGCGCAACGCCTGGCCGGCTTGAACGCAACAATCAAGGCGATTGAGCTCGCCTGCAGACGGTTGTCGGAAAAGATCGCCGACGCCAACGAGCCGATGCTCACGCGTGCGCGCCGGAGCGCGGGCAAGGCCAAGCCCGACGCGGCATTCATTCCCCTCGCCGCGTTGCGCGAAGCCGCGCGAAACATGTGCGCGCAATGCGACGTCAAGAGTGAGACGTTGGCCAACCGGGTCGGCGAGCCTGCGTGGACGTTGATCGTCCATTCGGCCAACGAGACCTGCGGCCAGTGCTCGGTGCGCGACGTGGCCGGCGCGTGCGACGGCTGCCCAGGGGTGGAAATGTTGCGGCGCATCATCGAGGTTCAAAAGATAAAGCAAGAGCTGAGCAAGAAGGTGAAACGTGCTTAGCCTCGACGCGTTGATCGACTCCGTCGTCATCCAGGCGCAGGTCGAGAGCGGCGGCCTGTCTCAGGCGCTCGCCGCCAAACGCGCGACGACGCCCGCGGGCCGGCGCGCAGCTCTCGTCGCCTCGAGGCCAGACGATAAGTTGGGACGGCGCAACCCGACCTGGTCGCCGCAAGAGGACGCCTTTCTCAAGGCAAATTTGTTTACGATGAGCGACGAGGAAATTGGACGCCAGCTCGGTCGGAGCAAAGAAGGCGTTCACATCCGGCGCGAGCGCGAGCTGGGTCTGCCCACGAGGAGCAACAATCCGGCCGAGATGACGGCCGAGCAAATCGCCGAAGGGCTGGGCGTCGATGGCAAATCCATACATCGCCTAATCGATAGAGGCATTCTGCCTGGCCGGCGGCTACCGCTGCAAACGGTGTGCCGCGTCGTGGAACGGGCTACACTGCTGCGCTGGCTCGTCAACCCGATGCACTGGATTTACTTCGACCCCGATCGCGTTGGTAGGCGCGGCCCGCGACGCACCAAGCGCAAATACGACGCCGCCTTCTGGCAGAAGGCACGCCGCCTGGTGCAGCTGCGCCGGGCGCGTTGGGACGACGCATGGTGGACGCCCGGCCAGGTTGCGCGCCACCACGAGCTCGCAGACTCTGCGGCCGTCAATAACTACATCCACGACGGCAAGCTGCCTGCGACGAAGTGGGGTAACTGGCGAATCCTCCGCAGCGATGCGCTCCGGGTTCGGTTCTTCACCGGCAAAGGCAAAGGTCTCAAGCGCGGCGTGCAATTCAGCGAAGGTGGCGACGCATTCGTCGTGCTCGCCCGCGCGGTCGGGTTATCGTGGACGGCCATCGGCGCGCTGATGAAATTGCCCGACGATGGCGATCAAGCAGTCAACCGGCTCAGCCGGCTTCACCGAGAGCACGCGATTACGGAGTTGATTCACCGACACGACTTGAAGGTCAACTACGATCGCAGGTCTGGCTTCCTGTTCGCCGACTGGAAGCGCTATCGGCGGCGCTTCCCCGGCATCGACAGAGCGATGCGCAAGCTGCGTACCGGCGAGACGCTGACGTATCGAGACCGGCTATACGTCTGTGGCGTGCTGCGCGTGTGGGCCGAACGCTTCTATCGCGGCCGCGATCGCAAGCCACTACTTCAATCTCTCCGCTTCCCACACACGCGCGGCGAGCGCTCGATCCGGCAAATGCTTGCCCGGCTGCGCGCACAGGGAGTCGATCCATTCGAGAGAGCGTGAGCGCGAACAATGGTTAACGAAGACCTTCTCTACACCAGACGGGGTGACAGCTATCTCTTCGATTTGACGCCGCGCGAGCGCGAGGTCGCGCAGCTGATCGTGCGCGGATATTCCAACCCACAGATTGCAGACGCGCTGACGATCAGCCGCGAGACAGTCAAGACGCACGTCAGCAATATCTTATCCAAGCTGGGGCTCGTCAGCCGTCACGAGGTTCGGCAAGCGATTATCAGCCCTGCGACGCACGAAATGCGCGAGCAACGTGAGGCATACCAACGATGAGCGCGACCGGGCGAACCAATGGCAAGCGCAACAAGAGCGACTTCTATGAGACGCCTAGAGCGCTGGCCGGCGCAGTGCTGGACTACATCCGCGCGCACTATGGCATCTCTTCTCCCGCGCTCGTCCTTGACCCCGGGGCCGGGACTGGCGTATGGGGGAAAGCGGCGCGCGAGCGCTGGCCGAAAGCACTCATCATGGGCGTGGACCTCTATCGCGCCCGTCCGGACACGATATACGACGATTGGTTCCGGTGCAGCTACACCACCTTCGAGCGTCGATATTTCCGGGACGATCGTCCCGACCTGATTATAGGGAATCCACCCTATAGTCTGGCGCAAAGCTTCATCGAAGCCAGCTTACGCTTGCTGGCGCCGGGCGGTCTGCTGTCATTCCTGCTGCGGATCAACCTTCTGGCGGGGCAGTGCCGCGAAGATTTCTGGAAACAGCGCCCGCTCAGCCGGCTTGTCACTTGCATTGAGCGTCCATCGTTCAATGGCGGCGGTTCGGATGCAACGGAGTACGCCCTGTTTGTATGGTCTGATCGTCTGCTAGATGGCCCGAAGATCGAATGGCTTTCGTGGAGGTGAGACAACATGGGAGCAAATAGCAAAATCGAATGGACCGACCACACCTTCAATCCGTGGTGGGGTTGCGTCAAGGTCTCGCCGGGATGCCAGCACTGTTACGCTGAAACGCTGTCGAACCGCTTCGGCAAGGGCGTCTGGGGTCCGAATAAGCCTCGCCGCTTTTTCGGCGACAAACACTGGCGCGAGCCGTATCGGTGGAACGAACAAGCCAAAGCTGAAGGCGCTCACAAGCGGGTGTTCTGCGCCAGCATGGCCGACGTCTTCGAAGATCGGCGGGATCTCGACCCCCAGCGCGAGCGGCTCTATCGCGTGATCGAGGAGACGGACTGGTTGATCTGGTTGCTGCTGACCAAGCGCGTCGAGAGCATCGAGAAACTGCTGCCAGAGCGCTGGGGCGCGTGGCATAGCGGTATGCCGAAGAATGTCTGGCTCGGCTTTTCCGCCGAAAACCAGGCGAGCTTTGACAGCCGCTGGCCGGTAGTGGAATCGCTCGCGCATCGTTGGCATCCGGCGAAGATCTTCGTCTCGGCTGAACCGCTGCTTTGCCCAGTCGACCTGAGCACGGCGCTCAGGGAAGAGAACGTCGGCGACGAGGACGCCAGCTACTGGACGGTGGCCGTCGATTGGGTCATCGTCGGCGGGGAGTCTGGAGGCAAGGCGCGTCCGATGCACCCGAGCTGGGCGCGCTCGATCCGCGATCAATGCGCCGAAGCCGGTGTCGCATTTCACTTCAAGCAGTGGGGTGAATGGGCGCCGGCGGGCGAGTGGTACGACACTACGCACTGCGTCTTGTTCAACCGAAAGACCGGCGCGCAGTCACCCGTCGTGGGGGGATGGGGGAAATGGAGCGATAGCGACGACTGGGCGTGCATGCGACGCTTTGGGAAGTTGAAGTCTGGACGCGAGCTCGACGGATGCACGCATGACGAGATGCCACAGCTGTCGGCGTCGTAACGACGGTAAGTAATCGGCGAAAGTTCGTCGAAATCGGATAGGAGCGAGACGTGCAAAACACACCCCAATTCGACCGCACCTGGCTGGAGAGGAAGTACAGCGATGAGCAACTCTCCGATCGAGAAATTGCAGAGCTGGCCGGTTGTAAGCCGCACCATGTGTACTTCGCTCGCAGGCGACTGGGTATTGCGAGTCGGCCGCGTGGGCACAACCTGCGCGCCGATAGTCCGGCACGGCCCGCCCCCGCCGCCTCGTTTAAGGGTCGCCGCCATACTTTGGAGACGCGACAGAAGATCGCGCAGTCGGTCTCCAAGCCGTGCCCGGCCAGGCGTGGTTCCGGCAACGGTATGTATGGTCGCAAAGGCGCGGCCAACCCGAACTGGAAAGGCGGCATCAGCCCGGAGCGCCAGCGTATCCAGTCGAGCGCGGAGTACCAGGCGTTCGTGCGCCAGGTCTGCGAGCGCGACGGCCACCGCTGCCGACGTTGCGGCGAGCACAGCACGCAGAAGCGCGGCATGCACGTCCATCACGTCAAGCCGTGGGACGAGTACCCGGAACTGCGCATGGAGATGAGTAATGCGGCGCTCCTGTGTCGCGCCTGCCACGAGTGGGTGCATAGCAGTGAGAACACGGCGCGGCTGTGGTTGGAAGATAAGGGGGGCCCGTAA